ATGACCCCGGCCCGCCTGTCACAAGGCATCGTCGATCCGCCGACTCCGAGGCTCCATGCCCGGCTCCGGTGTTCAAAAAGCACCAGCTTCGTCGAGAACGGCGAAGCTCTGCCTTCACCAACCCTCACCAGTGTTCATAACCAAGCGCATCTGCCGAAGATTAATCTGGTCTTGCTGCTGCTGATCGATGTCGGGACGAAACTCATGGCCTTCACGCACGCTGCCGCAATAGACGCTCGCCCCGAAGGGTGAGCGAGTGGCGTCGACCGATGGCGGGACGCCCTCATAGTCGATCCCCAAGCGACGCGCCGGAAACGTGAGGCAACGGCGGAAAACCTAAAACGGCGGTCGCGCCTGTATTCGTTTGACCCGTTGGCGCGCTCCCCGAAAACCTTGCGCAATGTTCGGCAAATTGCGCGCGCTCTTCAGCGGTGAACGGAAGTCGGTGGACGCCTGGTCGGCGCTCGTCGACGCCGGATCGCGCACCGCTGCCGGCATCATGGTGTCGCCCGATCGCGCGCTGCGGTGCGTGCCGGCCTATGCCGCGGTCCGCGTCATCGCCGAGACGATGGGGACGCTGCCGATTCACCTCTACGAGCGGAAGGCCGACGGATCGAAGTCTCGCGCCGACAAGCACCCGCTCTACAAGCTGCTGCACGATCGGCCGAACGGCTGGACCTCGGCGGCCGAATTCGTGATGGGGCTTCAGAAGGACGCGCTCACCCACGGCGCCGGCCTGGCCTACGCCAACCGGTCCGGTGATCGCATCGTCGAGCTGATCCGGCTGCCGGCCGGGTCGACGGCGATCGAGACCGACCGCGACACCCTCGAGCCCGTCTACAAGACCACGCTCAAGAACGGCGGCACGCGGACCTACCGCTGGCAAGACGTCCTGCACGTGCCCGCGCTCGACGGCATGGCGCCGATCAAGCAGGCCAGCGAGGCAATCGGCCTCTGCATGGCGATGGAATCCCACGCCGCCAATCTCTTCGGGCGCGGCGCCCGGCCGTCTGGTGTGCTCAAGAGCGCGAAGAAGATCGCCGACGATGTCGGGGCCCGCCTCAAGGCATCGTGGCAGGGTGCCCATAGCGGCGGCAGCTCCGGCGGCACCGCGATCCTGGAAGATGGAATCGAATTCGAGGCGCTGACCTTCAACAGCGTCGACTTGCAGTTTCAGGAGCTGCGGGCCTTTCAGGTCACCGAGATCGCCCGGGCGCTGCGGGTGCCGCCGACGCTGTTGCAGGACTTCGGTCGGGCCACCTGGGGCAACGCGACGGAGATGAGCCAGAACTTCCTGACCTTCACCGTCATGCCGTGGACCAAGCTCTGGCAGGGCGCGATCTCACGGCTGCTGACCGTCGAGGAGCAGGCGACGTACTTCGCGGAATTCTTGGTCGACGACTTGGTAAAGGCCGACATCGCGGCGCGCTTCACGGCCTACGCCCAAGCGGTGCAGAGCCGGATCATCCTGCCGAACGAGATCCGCGCGATGGAGAACAGGGCGCCGATCGAGGGTGGCGACGAGTTCCCGCCGGCGACCAGCGCTCCCATTGACCCGGCGCAGCAACAGCGCCCGAAACCGCGAGCGGTGGCATGACGAAGGAAACGGGTTTCGAGCTGGAGCTCGACGTAAAGGCCGTCACCGCCGAGGGCGAATTCGAGGGCTACGCCAGCATCTTCGGAAACGAGGACTACGGCCGCGATATCATGGTGGCCGGCGCCTTCACGAAGTCGCTGGCGCGGCGCCCGGCCGGCAAGGTCAAGCTGCTCCGCCAGCACTACACCGATGAGCCCATCGGCATCTGGACCGATCTCGTCGAGGACAGTCGCGGGCTCAAGGGCCGCGGCAAGCTGATCCTCGACACCGTGAAGGGTCGCGAGACGCACGCCCTCATGCGCGCCGGCGCCCTCGACGGTCTCAGCATCGGCTTCCGGACCCTCAAGGACCGCTTCGATCGACAGAAGGGCGTCCGGTTCATCGAAGAGGTCGACCTGGTCGAGATCAGCGTCGTCACATTCCCCGCGAACCCCAAGGCGGTGGTTTCCGCCGTCAAGAGCCAGGACACCGAGCGCGCGCGGGCGTTCGTGCTGGCGATCAAGAGGGTCGAGGAGGCCCTGCGCAGCAAATGAACCATGCAAAGCACTGGCGCGGGCTCGCCCCGCTGGAGACCAAGGCGGAAGGCGACGAGGCCGATCCGCTGAAGGCGATCGAGGCGCTGGGCGTCACGATCAACGGCAAGTTCGCCGACATCGCCAAGGAAATGAAGGCGATGGGCGACAAGGTCGACATCGAGATCGTGAAGCGCAATCGTCCCGGCACGGAGAGCAAGGACGAGGGCGCCGAGGTCGAGGTCAAGGCATTCACCACGTTCCTGCGCCAGGGCAGGGAGGCGCTCGGCGCCGACGAGGTGAAATCGCTGCGGGTATCCGATGACACCGCTGGCGGCTATCTGGCGCCGGCCGAGTTCTCCGCGGAGGTCGACAAGAACCTCGTGCACTTCTCGCCGGTACGCTCGGCGGCCCGTGTTGGCCCGACCAGCGCCGGCAGCGTCATCATCCCGCGCCGCACCGGGCGACCGACGGGCCGGTGGGTCGGCGAGACCGAGACCCGCACCGGGACCGAGTCGACCTACGGCCAGGCCGAAGTGCCGGTCGATGAGATGGCGTGCTACGTCGATGTCAGCAACAAGCTGCTCGAGGATGCCGCCGTCGATGTCGCGGCTGAAGTGGCCTTCGACATCGCCGAGGAATTCGGTCGCCTCGAGGGTGCTGCCTTCGCGGTCGGTGACGGCGTGAAGAAGCCCCTGGGTTTCATGTCCGACACCAACGTGCTCAACAGCGTGTCGGGCTCTGCCTCGGTCATCGCCGATGCCGATGGTGGCGTCGATGGCCTCATCAGCCTGATGTACGGGCTGCATCCGTTCTACCGCAGCCGCGGTGTCTGGATGGCAAACGGGCTCACCATCGCGGCCCTGCGCAAGCTGAAGGACGCCGACAAGAACTACATCTGGCAGCCCTCCATCCGTGACGGCCAGCCCGACACGCTGCTCGGCCGCCCGATCATCGAGGCACCCGACATGGCCGACATCAGCGGCGGGGCTTACCCGCTGGTCTTCGGCGACTTCACCCACTACCGGATCTTCGATCGGGTCGGCCTGTCGATCCTCCGCGATCCGTACAGCCAGGCCACTGCCGGGTTGACCCGCTTCCATGCGCGCAAGCGTGTCGGCGGCCGCCTGGTGCGCGCCGAGGCGATCCGCAAGCTCAAGATCGGCACGAGCTGATCGACGGCGAGGGCGGTCCGGGCCCGGCGACGGGCTGCCCTTCGTCCGCTTCCCTCTCATTCCTGGAGAATTCAATGCGCGATATGGCCAACAACATCACCCCGAAGCCGGTCCTCGCGCCGGCCGTCGGCACCGACGACACTGCGCTGGTCGGCGCCATCATCGATCGGCTGGGCTTCGATTCGCTGACCTACCTGATCCAGACCGGCACCCTGGCCGACGCCGGGGCGACCTGGACCGCGCTGCTCGAGGAGAGCGACGACAGCGGCATGTCGGGCGCCAACGCCGTCGCGGACACCGATCTCATCGGCACCGAGGCCCTGGCGGGCTTCACGCAGGCCGCCGATGGCAAGTGCCTGAAGCTCGGCTATGTCGGCGCCAAGCGCTATACCCGCCTCACGCTGACGCCCTCGGGCAATGCCGGCAATGCGCCGATCTCCGCCATGGCCCTGCTCGGCATGCCGCACCAGCGCCCGACGGCCAACCCGCCGGCCTAAGCCGACGATGTCGAGCGATCCGATCTTCGAGGTCGTGTCAGCCGCCGAGTTGGAAGACCGGCGGTTGACCACGGCCGCCAACGTGCAGGCTGTGCTGTTCGACGGCGCGACCACAGACACCGCGCTCATCGAGGCCCTTATCGACAGGGTCTCGGCGATGGCTGCGCGTCGCTGCAACCTGGCGCGGGCTGCAGGTGTGGCGCCACCGACGTTCGGGCGTGAAACCTGCAGGGCGACATGGCGACCGCAAAGCGGCCGGCGCACCGGCACGCTGATGTTGCCCTGGCGCGTGCCGATCGTGTCGATCTCCTCTGTCGTCGAGGATGGGGTCACCCTGGATAGCAGCGCCTATTCCTTGCGGCCCGGGGCCATGCTCGAGCTGGCGCTCGACCGGTGCTGGTCAAGTGCGGGAATCGTCGTGACCTACGTCACGGGCTGGGACCTTGCCGACGAAGAGCAGCGTCCTGCTGATTTCGAGTCAGCCGTCATCGATCAGGTGAAGGTCATGTATCTGTCGCGTGATCGCGACCCCACAATCCGCAGTGAAGACGTGCCCGGCGTCCATAGCGCGACCTACAGTGTCGCGGGCGGCGACAGCATCAGTGGCAACGGCTTGTTGCCGCAGCTCGAGGCAGCCCTGGCCGACTACCGGGCGCCCACCATCCTGTGAGCGACCCGTTCTACCGGTCTCGGGAATGGAAGCGGCTGCGGGCTGCGACGCTGGCCCGTGACCCGGTGTGCATCACGCGGGGCTGCGGCCAGCCCAGCAGCCACGCCGATCACGTCGTGCCTCGCAGCAAAGGCGGCGCCGACAGCCTCGATAATTTGAGGGGTATGTGCGGGCCCTGCCATAACCGCCGGAGCGCGAGCGGCAATGCAGCACCCCGGGCAGTGGGCTGCCTGCCCGATGGCACGCCACGCGACCCCGGGCACCCCTGGCTGGCATGGGACGGCGGCACCACCCCCGGCCCAAAACTTTCGCCGGGGGCCGACGACCGCGTGGGGGCAGTCGCACGCACTAAGTTTCGAAAACAGTAATGGGCCTCCGTGGACCGGGTGCCAGGGCGCTGCGGCGGAAGCCCGGCGAGCCGCCGGCAGCCCCTCAGGAGCCGCAAAAACACCCCTGGGACGAGCCCGGCCTGTCCCGGGCCGAGCGGGTGATCCGGTTCGTCGAATCGCTCCCGGTGACCAGCGGCGCCCTGGCTGGCACGCGATTCCGCCTGCGGCCATTCCAGCGGAAGATGATCGGGCGGGTCTACAAGACCACCCGGGCCGGCCGGCGCCAGGTCCGCACGGCCGTCTGGAGCATGGCCCGCAAGAACGGCAAGACCGATCTGGCCGCCCGCCTGGCGCTCTGCCACATCGCCGGGCCCGAGGCCGAGCCCCGCGGCGAGGTCTACAGCGCTGCGAACGACCGGTTTCAGGCCGGCCGAACCTTCAGCGAGATCTGCGCGATCATCACCCGCACGCCCTGGCTGGCCGCCCGGGTCTCGATCCGGCGCCACTCCAAGGAGCTTGAGGACATCGAGGAGGCCGGCGGCACCGGCACGGTCTACGCCGCTCTGTCCGCCGACGTCGGCACCAAGCACGGCCTGTCGCCCAGCTTCGTGGTCTACGACGAGTACGGCCAGGCAGAGAAACCGGACCTCTACGACGTGCTCGACAGCGCCATGGGCGCCCGTGCCGAACCCCTGATGATGGTGATCTCGACGCAGGCGGCGCGAGACGAGGCGCCCCTGTCGCAGCTGATCGACTACGGGCTCCGCGTCCAGCGCGGCGAGGTCGATGATCCGAGCTTCCATCTGACCCTGTTCACGGCACCACCGGAGGCCGACCCCTGGGAACGGGCGACATGGAAGCTGGCCAATCCCGCCCTGGGAGATTTCCGATCGCTCGAGGATGTGCAGCGGATGGCGTTGCAGGCGCAGCGCATGCCCAGCAAGGCGGCATCGTTCCGAAACCTCATCCTGAACCAGCGCGTCGACACCACGGCCCAATTCCTCTCGGCCGCGGTGTGGAAGCCCTGCGGCGGCGCTGTCGAGGTCGAGCATCTGAAGGGCCGCCGCTGCTATGGCGGCCTCGATCTCTCGCAAAGCCGCGATCTCACCGCGCTGGTGCTGGTCTTCGAGGATGATGACGAGTCCTACGACGTGCTGCCGTTTTTCTGGCTGCCGGCCGACGATCTCCGCGAACGCGAGGACACCGATCGCGTGCCCTATGTGCGCTGGGCCGAAGAGGGCTTCCTGCAGACCAGCCCCGGCCGGACGATCGATCCGAAAGCGGTCGCGCTGAAGATTGCCGAGCTGCACGGCCAGTACGACATCGAGGCGCTGGCATACGACCGCTGGCGTATCGAGGATCTTCGCCGCGAGCTCGACGCCATCGGTTGTGATGTGGTGCTGGTGCCACACGGCCAGGGCTTCAAGGACATGTCGCCATCGATCGATGTCCTGGAGCGGCTGATCTTCGAAGCCAAGATCCGCCACGGCGGGCATCCCGTGCTCACGATGTGCGCCTCGAATGCCAAGACCGCGAGCGATCCCGCCGGCAACCGGAAGCTCGACAAGCAGAAGTCGACGGGGCGAATCGACGGTCTCGTGGCGATGACCATGGCGGTCGGCCGAGCGGCATCGGGCGCCACGGCACGATCGGTCTACGAGGGCGACGACCGGCCCGATGGTTTGCTGGTGATCTGAGCCCTCAGGCAGCCGGGGAAAGCTCGGGCAACAAGCGGCAAAGCTGAATTGGCCTCCGGGTCGGTGTTTCCGTGCATGGCGCGCCGGACGGCGACAATGATCAGCCGTCGCTTATCAGCACCACGGGACCGGCCATGGACCTCGCCAGACTTTCCCTTGAAGTGAACAGCGACTCGGTGCGCCAGGCCACCGTCGCGCTCCGCGAGATGGTGCCCGCGGCGAGCGCCGCCGAACGTGCGGCCCAACGTTGGGGCACGTCGAATTCTGCCGCGGCCCGGGCGACGGAAGACTTTTCCAAGCGTGTCCAGCGCACGATCCGCGACCTCGAATTCGAGCGTCAGCAGCTCACGCGCACGGCGGCGGAACGGGAGCGCTATGCCGTGCTGAGACGCGCCGGCGTCGCCGAGATGTCGGCAGAGGGGCGCGCGATTGCGTCCTCGGTGGCTGCCCTGCAAGCCCAGCGCGCCGCCTCGGCCAACGCGGCGATGTCGATGAAGGGAGTTGGCGCCGCCGGGACCGCGGCCGCGGGAAGCGTGGCGCTACTGACGCGAGCGCTGGGACCGTTGTCTGTCTTGCTGCTCGCCGCCGCCGCCGCGCGCAAGGTTTTCACCGCTGGACTGAATGCAGGCAATCTCGGCGAGGAAGCGGAACAGGTCGGATTGAATACCGACCAACTGCAGGCCTATCGGCTCGCGGGAGCGCAGGCCGGCATCCAGGCTGAGCAATTCGATGCCGCCCTCACCAAGCTCACTCGGACGGTCGGCGCCGCGAACGATGGCAGCAAGGAACAGATCGACCTTTTCGAGCGCCTCGGCGTCAAGCTGCTCGACAACGAAGGCGGCCTTCGCAAGACCGCGGACCTCATGCCGGAGATCGCGCGCGGGCTTCTGAAGGTCGGCTCGGAAACCGAACGCAATGCCATGTTGCAGGACCTGTTCGGCCGGTCGGGGATGAAGATGGTCACTGTCTTGGGCCTGCTCGCCGAGGGGAACGAGAAGCTCGTCGACACCGCGAAACAGCAGAACGCGATTATCGGCGAGAAGACCATGGCCGCATGGGACTCGCTGGGCGACCGGATGGCGGTGGCGTCCCAACAGGCGGACACGCTGTTCGCCACATTGGGCCGGCCCGTCGCCCTGGCCGGGCTGGAGATGATCAACTTTCATCTCGGCAACATGTTCGCCCTGATGAAGGGCATCGAGAAGACCTGGAGCTACATCACGTCGGGTCCCTCCGTGGGCACGCTGGAGACGCGGGCCAAGACGCTGCAGGCGACCATTGACGCCATGACGTCCGGAGCCGCCGGCGAGATGGACGACCTCGGCAAAGCCCGGCTCGCCGGCCTGTATCGGCAGTTGGGGGAGGTACAGCAGCAGATCGGCGACCAGCAGACCGCGGCCTACATGCCGCCCGTCACCGTCACGGCGTCTCCGATCGGCGTCCGCAATCCGACCGCCAAAGGCGGCAGCGCCGGCAGCGATCCCTATGCCAAGGCCGTCGAGGGTGCCCGTGAGTACGTCCTCACGAAACAGGCTGAGACTGCCGCGATCGGCTTGAGCACCGAGGCCGCGGCCCGCCTGAAGCACGAGCAGGATCTGCTCAACAAGGTGATGGGCGACGGCAAGTCCGTCACCGATGCTCAGCGCGCGGCGCTGAGCGAGCTGGCTGCGAGCATGGCCGCGGCCGATGCCGGGCTCGAGGCGGCGAAGTATGAGAACGAGCGCCGCAGCCGGGTCGACGACTTCCTCGCGAACCAGGAGATGGAGCGGCAGTCTATCTTCATGACGGCCGAGGCCGCGGCCCGGCTGCGATATGAAACCGAAATGCTGGCCGAGGCGAAGCGCCGGCTCGGCGATGTCTCACCGCAGATGCGCGAAAACATCTCCGCGGATGCCGAGCAGATGGCCCGTAGCGAAGAGCAGACCCGCCGGCTCAGGGAGGGCATGCAATTTGCCCGCGATCTGACGAAGGGCCTCTTCATGGAATTCGCCCAGGGCATCCGCGAGGGGCAATCGATCTGGGAAGCGTTCGGTAATGCCGGCCTCAGTGCCCTCAGTAAAATCGCCGACAAGCTGATCGAAATGGCGGCGAACCAGCTGATGGCCGCGGCCTTCGGCGGTGGTGGAGGCATGGGCGGCATGGGTGGCGGTGGCGGCGGCCTCCTCGGAGGGGCGTTGAGCTTCATCGGCGGCCTGCTGTTCGAAAACGGCGCCGCGATCCACCGAGGCAACGTTGTCCCGTTTGCGCACGGGGCGGCCTTCGACCATGGCCATCTCACCCGCTTCGCTGCCGGCGGCATCGCGACGGAGCCGACCTACTTCGGGATGTCGGGCGGCCGCACCGGCGTCATGGGCGAAGCCGGGCCCGAGGCGATCATGCCGTTGACGCGCATGCCCGACGGCAAGCTCGGCGTCCAGGCGCATGGCGGACCCGGCCGCGTCGAGCCGATGCAGCGCGGCGGCGGTGGCTCGGGCGGCCGAAGCTCGGGAGGTGGTGACGGCCCCATCACGGTCAACGTCGAGAACCGCGTGACGGTCGGCGAGTTCGTTTCGCGGGCGGAAGTCAATCAAGCCATGCGGCAGGTCGCCCTGCAGACGAAGCAGTCCACGATCGCCGCCATTGTCGATATGCGGAAGCGTGGCGGCCTCAAGGACGTATTCAACCAATGATCGATCCAAACGAAGATCCACGAATGGAGTACCTGAGGGCGCGCCGCGCTGAAGCGGAGGCCGCTGAGATCGAGGTCGTGACCGAGATTGCAGCGCAGCGCGCCACGCTCGACGGCCTGACCGATCAGATCGACGCGCTGCTGCGGTCGATCACTGAGAACAATGTGAGGGCCTTCGGCTTTCGGAACAGGCTGATCTCGCTCGGCGGCTCGCCATCGGCGGACATCATCGATGCCGCTCTGCTGCGCCGTCAAATCATCGGACGAATAAGCCACAAGGCAGTGAGGGGCTGAATGGCCAACGACAACGCCAACGACAACGCCGCGGGCCGCGATCTCTTGCGCGTGATGGCCCGGCTCACCGCGCTCGAGGTGATCATGAAGATGATCGCCGGCAACGCCTTCGGGCGCCTGTCGAACGAAGATGCCCGGGCGTGGGCCGACGACGTCTTGAGCTACCTTGGCGACATCCAGCCGGGGCGCGAGCCCGAGCCTGATGAGCTGCTCGTCTGGGTCGCGATCAAGACAGAGGCAGTCGCGTCGGGCGCCAGGCTGCTGAAGGGCGCGCTCGAGGTGGCGGCCAGGATCCGCGCCGAGCGCGATCAGGACTGAGGGCCGACCGCATGGATGCCCGCGACGGCCCGCTCGACGCGGTGACAGTTCAACTGGAGTGACCACATGTCTGGAGTGATGGACCGGCACCGCGCCAGCGCCGCGCGGATCATCGCGAAGTGGAAGACCGGCGAGGTGGTGCTGATCCGCACCCACCCCGGCGCGCCAGACCCCGACCGACCCTGGATCCCCGGCACGCCGACGACGACCGATGTGTATGTCCTCGATGCGCGCGTCGACGGCGTCGCCGCCGACCTGGTCGATGGGTCGACCATTCTCGCAACTGATCTGGTCGTGATCGCATCGCCCAAGGCGCGCGACACGGTGAGCGGCGCCGTGGTCGATATCGTTCCCACGATCACGGACACGCTGACCCTCGACGGCCAGACGAAGGTGATCAAGCGGGTGCAGCCCTATCCAGCCGCGGGCCCCGCCGCCCTGTTCCACATCTTCGTCGCGAGCTGATGTCCCGGGCGAAGCGCAAGCGGAAGGAACGCGCCGAGCGGCTACATCGCGAACCGATCGTACGGCGTGTTGCCGAGCTGCTGATGACCGGCTCGCCGACGCCGTGGCGATGGACGAGCGAAGCACGGCACGGACTGCGCGCCGGCTTGTGCTTGAACGGAATGGGTTGGCACGAAGCCGACGCTCGCGCGGAGGAAATCGTTCGGCTCGCGCGTCATCGTATCGGCCTGTCGAGGTGCCCGACCTGGACCGAGGCCCAAGGCGACCTGCCGGAGGAGCGAGAGTACTGGTACTGCTCGAGCTGCGGCGGGCACATGCCCGAGGGGAGTGACCGGCCTTGGTGCTCGAGCAACTGCCATGCCGTTCAGCTTGAGCGCCGCTATGAGGCCGACCGGCGCGATGGGGACATGGCCAGACGACAGTCGATCCGCGCGATCTTTTCGAACGGCCTGCCCGAGCAGCCGAAATACATGGACCCGCGCACGCGGCTCTGCAGGCATTGTCGCAAGCCCTTCACGGCGAAGCGAGCTGACCGGAGCTACTGCTCGAACAGCTGTGTTTCGTCGGCTCGACGCCTCGATATTCGGGATTGCCTGTTCTGCGCCACACCGTTCACCGCGAAGGTCGGAGCGCAGAAGTATTGCAGCCAGGCATGTTCTTACGAGGCCAGCCTACGAGCCCCGCGCCAGCACCCCTTATCGGGCGAGCGGCCCTGCGGAGTTTGCGGAGAGGTCTTCGTGCCGCCGTCCAATTGCAGACGGCAACTCTATTGCCAGCCGTCGTGTCGACGTGTGTCCAGAAACCGGAGTCAGCGAGACTACCAGCAGCGGCTAAGCGAACAGCGCCCGGAGACGATGCCCATGGCCGAGGCGGCGTGATTGGATTGCCGCTTTACTATGCTGCGGTCAACGTCTGTCGGATGCTGGAATGTCAGCCGGTCGCGCCGGATGAGTTAAGGGCCTCCGATACTCTGAGGCTTTCTTTGTGCCGATCTTCCTGAGCTTTCTGGGCGTCGTCGCGACTCTGTATCAAGTTCCGCCGCTCCCAACCTGCGCTCGGCAAAGGTGGCAGCCCGGCTCGGAGCTCGGCCGCAAGATCTAGCGCTTCTACGCCTTTGCTTGCGATTTGTTCAATGGCGAAAAGAGACGTGTCATCATCATCCGCCGCCTGCCAAAGGTACGCGATGGAATTGGTGACTAGGTCAACTTCGTTTTTCATGGTCAAGGCGCGAGCCATTAAATCTGGCGAAAGCGACTTCCAGTCGATGTCCGCCGCAAACGCGGGAAACACCGGAATAGAAGGGACTGCGGTAGGATGATGGCCGCCGCTCTGGGCCTCATGGAGCGAATGAGTGGAGAGAACTTCGCCACACTTGATTGCGAAGCCTTCAAGCGCCACTGCCGCTTGCAGCGAAGAATAGAATCTCGTCTTCTTTGTCGTCCAAAATTCTCTAAGCCACGTGAAAAGCGTCGTCAGGGCCGCTGCTGAAATGCCAGTCAGCAAAATTTTCCAGATTTCATCAGTCATGGTACGCCCCTTCCAGCCGTCAACACCGGATGCAACGCACGCCGGGTAGGCTGCGAGAAAGCAAAGAGCCGTGTCCTCGGCGTCCTTCTTCGACTTGACCGTGCCATCTATATGCGTGCCACCGTTTCGCCGAGTCCCGTCAACGATGACGGGAATGATCGACATCGAATGAATTCGAAGGCCAAGCCTAATAGCCATGACAGCATGACCAGCCTCATGAACGGCAGTGCAGCGCAGATCGCTCACCGCGCCCGGACCTTCACCTTCAGCCCCAGCTCGACCAAACGGCGCACGGCTTCGCTGCGAGTGACGTCCGCCGCCGATGCATAGGCGTCGACAGCGACGACCATCTCAGGGGGAAAGGCGATCGGAATGGAGAGGCGCCGCCCCTCCGGCTTTGGCGGCCGCCCGCGCTTCTTTTTCTGTGTAGCGTTAATTGTTGACTTCGCCATTCATTAATCCTACACAGAAAAGCGGGCCAAGGGAAGGCGGCAACCTCCCCAAGGCCCTGACCACCACCGACCCGAGGAGTCGATCATGGCTGTTGAACACCATACACCACCTACCGCCGTCGACCGTCGCGCGATCTTGGCCACCTTCGCCGGCGGCCTCTGTATCCCGACGATCGCCACCGTCCCCATGCGGACGCAGGCACCCGATCCGCGCGACGCGATCCGCCACACGGCGGACTTGCTGGCCGCCATGCTGACAGAGGCCCACGGCGGCGCTTGGGCGGCAACCGTCGAGCGCGGCTTCGTGCTGATCCAGCCGGAAGGGGGCGCACGATGAAGCGCCCCAGCACAGCCAAGAGCCCCAAGGCCCGCGAGCCCTTTTTCCTCGATCCCGCGAAGGACTCGCGCATGCGGAGATGGGCGGCAAAGATCGCTTCCGAACTACCATCCGAAACAAACGACGCGCTGCTCGTTCTCGGGTACGCCCGCGGACTGATCGAATGGGCCGACTACGACGAGTCGCCCTCGAAGGCGGGCCGGAGGTCGGGACGATGAGCGCGCGCAAGACCCGCCGCCCCGCATCGCCGCGCCGAAAGGTGCCGGAGATCCCGCCGCCCAGGACACTCAGCGAATCCGCCCGGGACCTCCGACTGCGCCGCTGGACGGCGAAACTCGTCGGCGAGCTGCCGGTCGAGATCGCGGATGCCCGCCGCGTGCTGGTGCTGGCCAATGCGCTCGCCCGCCAGTGGCTGCTGGGCGACACGCCGAGGCGCGTCCCCGACGGCGGCTTCTCGCCCGATCACGAGATGCTGTTGCGCTCCTACGCCGCAAAATTCGTGGCCGAGCTGCCCAACGGCGACACGGACGTGTTGCGGTCGCTGGTGATGGCGGAAGCGCTTATCGAAGGATGGCTTGCGAAGGGGCTTTTGCGATGAGCGCGCGCCGCCTCCCCACAGAGAGCGAGGCCGCCGAGGCCCTGTTGGCGCAAGCCCTCGAGAGCGGCCGCTACCTCACGACACCCGCCGACGAAGAATGCCCGTCCGGTGTCTGGCTGCTGGTGCCGCTCGATCGGCGGCTCGTCGAGATCCTCGACCTGGCCGGCGATGCGCGCGGCGATCTTGAAGACGACGAGCGCGAACAGGACCAGGACGACGAGCCCGAGCTGGGCGCCACCAACGGCATCAACCACGAGGACGCTTGGGCGAACGCGCACCTTTCCGGCGATGATGACGAGATCGACGAGGCAAGCTCGCCGGACTGGCTCCCTTGGATGTTCCCGCCCAGCGAGGAGATCGCGCCCTAACCGCGACGGCCGGGGCGGGCGGTGTTCGCCCCGGCCTTAATGCGGGGCGGTCACAAAATTAGCTTGCCGACGGGATTGGACCGGTCAATAGTGTCGATCTCACGGAAATAGAGATCGGCGCTGAATATGGAACTTAGCGAGCTCTGCGAAAAGATTGCCCCCGCGCTAGGGGTGCCCGCGACCGAACTCGCTGAAATCCGTCGGCGCCTTCGCGAGCAGTCGGATGCAGAGGAGTTAGTTGGCAAGCGTGGCCGGTACGGCGGCTTGCAGGCCACTCCGTTCAACGTCGGGTTTGTGGTGGCGGCGCTGATGGTCAGTAGTCCCACTCGCGCACAAGCGGCTTTCGATACCTGGAATGTTTGGCACCTGAACCAAGAGGGCAGTGTCCTGTCGGAGTTCATTGGGGAGAACAAGATCAAGCTGACCCTCTGCCCGCTTACCGGTGAACACCTGTTCGGCGAAGCGTTCAAGGCGATCTTGTCGAGGTCGGAGCTGGCAAAAAGTGTTCAATGCGTGCGCATCGCCGGGGAGCGAGCCGAGATCCAGTATCTCCACAAGAAGGGAGAGGTAAAGGCGTCGAAGTTCGAGAGCCGAATTCCGGACTCCCGAATGCTGCGGCGTGTAGCCGAGCTCGACGGCAGGGTTGTGCGGATGATCGCGGCCATGCTCAGCGCAACGGAGGCCTAGTTGACTTTCAAAGACTTCGCGAACACCGATGTCGGCTCGGCCTGGATCATGAGTACCGACTTCGATCGGGCATGCGTTGACCTTTTCACCCGCCTAGAGCGCGGCGAGCAGATCACGATGCAGAAAGCCGCCAACATGGTGCGCATGCCGCTTCCGGTCTTCGCTGAAACCTTCCTCGAATATCTGCGTGCCGAGGCGCTCTACAAGCGGGACCTCGCTGAGGCCGCGGCGGCGGTGAAGCACTGATGAACACCACCGGCATCGCGACCGTGCCGCCCGCGTCTGGGAAGAGCGCTCCGGCGCAGGTCGCAGCTATTCCTGCAGAGACGTCGACGCTGCCGCCGCACCTTCGCCGGCCGCGGCTCCGTCGGCCGCAAACTGCCGAATACCTCTTGGCCAGGCACGGCATCGTCCTGGCCGTCTCGACTCTGGCGAAGTGGGGATCGTTGGGCACCGGCCCGAAGTACGGCACCATCGGCCGCACACCTTACTACGCCGTCACCGACATCGATGCGTGGGTCGCGTCGCAGCTCGAGGCGGCATCCTGATGGGCCGCCGCTCTGCAGCCGCGACACAGGCCGACATCACCCGCATGATCAAGGCGGCGATCGCGGCCGGTGTTGGCAAAGAGCACATCGTCATTCGGAAGGATCGCGAAGGCGTCACCATGCAATTCAGCGATCAGAAGGTGGTGCCGTTTGCTGCTCAGGCTGCCGCGGACGAGGCGCCGAAGGCCGATGATAGCTGGAGCGACGTCGATGCCGCGTAGGCTGCCGCTATACGTCGAGCGCAACTACGTGAAGGGCAAGACCTACTTGTCTTTCAGGAAGGGGAAGGGCCCGCGCATCCGGTTGCCTGATGACCCCAGCAGCGTTGCCTTTACCGAGGCCTACAACGCAGCCTTGACCGGCCAGCCAGCGGCACCGGCCAACGGCGTGACGCGCGCGGCGCCGGGCTCGATCGCGGCCCTGGTCGCCTCCTACAGGAAGAGTTCGGAATACCTTTCGTTGCGCGCGACGAGCAAGCAGCAGTACGAGCACCGGATCGAGACAATCCGCGAGGATCACGGCCACCGAAGCGTCGCCGGCCTCAATCGCGAGCGCATCGTGGTCGGCATCCTGCAGCCCTTCGCCGATCGTCCTGGCTCCGCGCTCGACACGTTGAAGAAGCTCCGGATCCTGATCAGGCACGCCATCAATATCGGCTGGCTGAAGCACGATCCGTCGATCGGCATCAAGCGTCCGAAGATCGGCAAGATCCGATCCTGGACTGATGACGAAGTGGCTCAGTTCAAGGCGCGCTGGCCGCTGGGCACCAAGCAGCGCACCGCATTCCATCTGTTCCTAAACCTGGGCCAGCGTCGCAGTGACGTCGTCCGCATGGCGCAGACCCACATCACGGCCGACCAGCGGATCAGGATCAAGCAACAGAAGACCGGCGCCGATCTCCTGGTGCCGCTGCATCGCGACACGATCGCGGCGCTGGCCGCCTTCGACATGCAACACATCGTCATCATCACGACGGAATACGGAAAGCCCTTCACGGTCGATGGTTTCAGCGGGTGGATGCGAGACGCGATCACCGAGGCAGGCTTGCCGATGGATGCCAAGCCGCACGGCCTGCGAAAGGCTGCAGGTCGGATGCTTGCCGAAGCGGGCGCGACGGCAAAGCAGATCATGGCGGTGCTCGGACACGCGACGTTGGCAGAGGCGCAACGCTACTGCGACGAGGCCGATCAAGCAGGCCTTGCGCAAGATGCCGTGACCCTACTCGAGGGACACAAGGCGAACAGGTCTACCCAAACCGCTCCCGTGAGTTTGGGGAAGCGGTCAAATAAGCGAGGAGAATCATGATGTTAGATTCCGCCCTGGCGCTCCCTACGGGATTCGAACCCGTGTTTTAGCCTTGAGAGGGCCATGACGTGGGCTAGGCGTGGAGTTTCCCAATATTACCCGTTCTTTCTGGGATAGGAATATCCGCTGTTTTCAGGCATTATAGGCCCTCATCGGAAATGGCCGGTAATTCCCGACATTTCCGCCCTACTGCTTCCCCCGTGCTTCCCCGGCCAAGGGTGCCCCGACGGAATCTGGCCAATGCGGAGGGCCATATGCCCAAACTGACGAAGCGCTACGTCGCCACCGTGAAGCCCGGTCCGAAGGACGTGATCCTGTGGGATGACGAGCTCACCGGCTTTGGACTGCGAGTGAAGCCCAGCGGGACGATGACGTACGTCGTCCAGTACCGGAACAAGGCCGGCAGGACGCGAAAGCTGGCGTTGGGGAAGGCGGCAGGGGGCAAGGGCGTTCTCGCTCCTGAGCAGGCCCGTACACTGGCAAAGATCGAGCTGGGCAGGGTTGCAGCCGGTGAGGACCCGTCCGCCGACCGTGGGGCTGACAGGAAGGGCCTCACGGTCGCGGACCTGTGCGACAACTACCTGACGGCCGCGGAGAAGGGGATCGTCCTCGGCAAGCGCCGCCGGCCGAAGTCACCGCTTACGATCCGCTCTGACCGGAGTCGGATAGCCGCGCATATCAAGCCGCTGATGGGCTCGCTGCTGGTCAAGGCGGTGACCCGTCAGGACGTGACCAAGTTCCTGGAGGCGGTGCAGCTCGGGAAGAGCGCCGCGAAGGCCCAGAAGGGCGCGGGGAAGCGCAGGCGTGGCAAGCCGCAGGTGGGTGGGCCCGGCGCGGCGGCGCGTACCGTTGGACTCTTGGGCGGCATCTTCACCTATGCCGTCGAGCGGGGGCATCGGGACGACAATCCTGTTACCGGGGTCAAACGGCCCGCCGATCGCACCCGCACCGCCTTCCTGAGAATGGACGACTATCGCAGGCTAGGCGTGGCGCTGGCAGCCGCCGAACAGGCCGGAGAGAGCAGGGTTGCCACGGACGCGATCCGGCTGCTTGCCCTAACGGGATGCCGGCGCGGCGAGGGCTTGGGGCTGAGGTGGACGGAGGCGGACTTGGGGCGCCGCGTGCTGCGCTTGTCTTCGACGAAGGAGGGTCACAGCCTCCGGCCGCTCGGAAGGCCCGCTATCGAGCTTCTGGAGGGCATAGAGCGGCATCCGACCAGCGATGCGGTGTTTGCCGTCGGCTCTGATGGAAGGCCATTTGCGGGCCTGCAGCGGGCGTGGGAACGCATTGCCGAGCGGGCGGGCTTCGTCGGCTTCAGCCCTCACACGCTGCGGCACAGCTTTGCCACGACGGCGAATGACTTGGGCTACAGCGAGCCGACCATCGCCGCCATGCTGGGCCATTCGCGGGGCACGGTGACGGGGCGCTACATCCACCACGTAGACGATACCTTGCTCGCCGCGGCGGACAGGGTCGCCGGTGTCATCGCGCGTGCCCTTGCCGGAGAAAGCTCGGCCGAGGTTGTGCAGATCGACCAGGTACGACCCGCAGCCCCTCAGTGATATCCTTCCCCTCGGCGCGGCTAGGTTTGGCCGCCGAACATCCGGTCCGCACCGGACTGCCGCGCCGACCCACCCTTGCGGAGCATCATGCGGAGGTGCTTGTGGCTTACAAATACAGTGGGTTGCTCGGTCGACGGCCAGCAGACCCTTTTCCCGAGATTGATGATCCTTCGTACAATCCCTTTGATCCGAAATCGCGTGAAAGGATCGAAGCCAATATTCGAGCCCAATTCAATGAACGTGTTGAAGCCCTATTTAAGGATTGCAAGGTGGACTGGGCCGACCCTGAGGGGTGGAGAAAAGTCGCCCTGACGCTGGCGGAGCGGCACATTATCGCGTTCAAAGGATCATCCAAGGCCGGCAGAAAGAGAACTGTCGATTTCAACGTGATTGCTGAGATGCACTCAATCGTACAGGAAGGGGAATCGATCAAGAATGCCGCTCGGATCGTCCTACAGCGTCGAGGAAGAACAGATCAGAGGCGAGCGGCGGCGCTAGAAACCGCCTATGCCCGAGAACTCGATGGACTCGCGCAGTCAAACAAGTTGGTCGAAGGCTGGGCGCGACAAAAACTGAAAATCAATTGAGTCGCAGAATCTGATCGATTGCCCTGCAACACAATTACACTCGGCTTTTTTGTAGCGGAACGCACCTCTATTTCCTGCTGAAGCCCGCTCATTACTGAGCATTCGCGGGCTTCATTGGAGGTGCTCTTGAGCGCGACATCAATAGACGAAGCCTGGCCCCCGAGGCTCCGGCGAGCCGACGCGGCTCGCTATCTTTCCGATGTCCATGGAATCCCCGTGAAACCATCGACGTTGGCAAAATGGTACTGCCTCGGATCAGATGGTCCACCTGCGCATGTTGCAGGTCGCGTACCCCTTTATCCCCGAGACGAACTGGACGCGTGGGCAATTCGGCGACTCGGCCCCCTTCGCAGATCCACAAGCCACCAACAGGCCGCCTGAACAGAGACGCCACACGACGCGAATCGTGTGGCGCTGAAGCTGTCTGTCTCAACCCCGCCAAGGATCAAGAATATGGACACCCTTTTACGCCCTCGGGCTTTGGTCGTCATCGAAAATTCGAGTCCGGTTCGTTCGCCGGACCAGACCGAGATCGAACCCGCATGGAAGCACATCTCGGTTGCGTTGGCCCCCGTGGTATCGCGCCTGCGCCGCCTGCGCGCGCTGGACGTGGAGGAGGGACGATGACCACCGGCCGCTTCGCCCTCCACGCCGGGGAACATGGCGTCCAGATACTCGAATTGAAGGGGCGAGAGGAGTGGGCGCTTTCCCACCTTCTCGCGGCCGGCAGCAACGGATGCACGCCCATCGACACCCCCGGTCCGCGCTGGTCGGACTACGTCTTCAAGCTGAAGAAGCGCGGCATCGTGATCGAGACGGTCACGGAGGCGCATGGCGGCCCGTATCGGGGAACCCATGCCCGCTATGTCTTGCGCAGCAAGGTGGAGCGTCTGTCCGCTCCTTCTCCGCACGGCGGCGCTTCGGTCGACCATCAAGAGCGGCACGTTGCACCATGAGCCGCTCCTACAACATCGTGCGCCCGCGCTTCTGGGCCTGGGCGAAGGAGAAGGAGTTGAGTGCTGGCGCGCGAGAGCTGGCGCTTTACTGCCTGACCTCGCCACATACCAACGGCATAGGGTGTTTCCGCCTGCCCATTGCCTACATCGCAGAGGATCTTGGAACGGTATCGGCAACCGTTCGCAAGACGGTTTCCGAGCTGTCAAAAATCGGCTTCCTGCATCACGACGACTCGACAGGCTGGGTTTTCATTCCCGGGTTCCTCGATCACAACCCCATCGCCAACCTCAACGTCGGCAAATCGCTGATGTCATTCGTTGAGGCGGTGCCCCGGAAAGCGCCCTTTTATAAGGCTTTTCTCCTTGTCATCGAGCGCACCGCCGAGCGCTTCCCGGACGGTTTCGTAGACCGTATGCGGAACGGTATCGGCAACGGTTCCCCGAACGGTATGCCGACCCACGAACACGATCACGAACACGATCACGAACACGATCACGAACACGATCACGAACACGACGCTGGCGCGGCGGAGGCGGCTGGCGAAGCCGATCTCACCGACCCTGTTGCAGAGGCTTTCACCCTCTACCGCGAGGCTGCCAAGCGTCATAGCTGGAGTATCCCCCGTAAACTCGACGCCGACCGCAGCAAGGCCCTGTCTGGGATATTGAAAGAATGGGGCGGGCTCGATGGCTGGCGCGAAGCGCTCGGCAAGGCAGAGGCAAGCGGCTTCCTCACTGGCAAGACGCCGCGCGACGAGGCCCACAAGGACTGGCGGTGTAACCTCGACTTCCTCACGATGCCGAAGAAGTTTCGGCGCCTCATGGAGGGCGGATACGGCGGCGACATGCCGCCGCCCGGTTCAGCTCCGGCGCGCGGCTCCTGGGCGGCGGGTCAGCCATGAGCGAGTTGCTGCAGAGCTATATCCGCCCGCTGGGCGTCGAAGCGCTCGCGGCGATCGAAGCCCGAGGTTTCGATGCCGAGGAGTTCCTGAAGCTTGACCTAGGCGTGGGGGAGCTTGCCGATCATCCGGGAGTGCTCGCCGTCCCGTACAAGGCGGAGGGGCGGGTCGCAGCCATCCACACCGGCACATTCTCCCCGGGCATTGTCGGCCTCCAGGAAGGCCGCTGGCTCGGGATGGGTGTTCCGCCGCTCTACAACGTCGACTGTCTCGCGGATGCCTCCCTGGCCGACGAACCGCTGATCGTCGTCGAGGGCGAAATGGCCTGCTGGGCAGCCTTGGCGTCCGGCTTCCGCCGCTGCATCGGCCTGCCAACGTCGCTCCCGACGAAGGGCGGCCGGCAGCCGCATCTCGCAGCCGCGGCGGACCTGCTCAAGGACATTCCCCGCGCCGTCATCTGCACCTTCGATGACGAGCACGGGCAGGCGCTGCGAGCCAATATCGCGGACACGATCGGCGCCGTCCGCTGCCAATGGACGAGCTACCCACAAGGCTGTTCGGACCTGCCGAGCACCCTCCGGAAGTTCAAGGCTCGGGGCGTAGCGGAGACCATCCAGCGAGCCCGCTGGTACAGCATGCCGGGCTTCTACAGCATGAGCGAGCTGCCGGAGCCGCCCCTCAATCCCGCCTTTGGGACGGGTATCGTAGGGCTCGACGAGCACATGCGCCTTCGCCGCGGTGACCTGACTATCATCAGCGGCGTCCCCGGCGCCGGCAAAACGACGTTCGCCAACGAAGTCTTTTGTCGGCTCGCGCTGGCCCGTGGCTTCCGGACGATCTGGGCCAGCTTCGAACAGCGCTCCAAGCCAGATCATCGCACCAGCCTGCGGACTTTCCATGCCGGCAAGCCGGAAATCATCATGTCACCCGCGGAGAAGGAAGCGGCGGACGCCTGGATTGATGAGCATTTCCGGTTCCTCGTGCCCGACGACGACACAGAGGCTTCCCTGGAATGGCTCCTCGACATGCTGGGCGCCGCCGTCACCCGCTTCGATCCCTTCGCCGTCGTGGTCGATCCGTGGAACGCCCTTGAGCACAAGCGGCCGGCGGGCATGACGGCGACCGAATACACTGGCGTTGCGATCGAGCGGATCAAGCGCTTCGCGCGCAAGCGCCGCGTCCATGTCGCGGTCGTCGCCCACCCGGCGAAGATGCAGCGTAATCGGGACGGGGAATATCCCAGGCCGACGCTCTACGACATCGCGGACTCAGCCCATTGGGCCAACAAGGCCGACCTTGGCGTCATGGTCTGGCGAAAGACCGGGGACAACGAGGCGGAAATCGCCGTCGTGAAGAGCCGCTACTACCGCGAGCTGGGAACACCGGGCGCGGTGAAGGGCATCTACGACCAGAGCAGCGCGCGCCTGACGATCACCGATGACGGGGGTATGCGGTGATGTGGGCCGCCGTCTGCCCCCGGATATCGACGAGGACGTGCGCCGCCTCGACTGCGGCCCTTCGAGGGGGAGGCTTCGGCATTGCGTCGAGAAGGCCGCAAATCGACTCCCCTCGCGTCAAACGTGCCCCGGACCGTCCCGACCTAGCGGCAGGCAAGCAAAGCCCCTCCACGGCCAAAAAATCGGCCCTAGCTGCAATCTCCTGTGAGCACCCAAATGACCCTTAACCAAGTCACTCCCTACATTCCCGATTGGCCCACTCCGATGCAGGGCGCGCGGCGGCAAGCAGATCCGGCATGCGCACCGGACCCGGGTTCGCGTTCACAGTCGCACGCCCATGGCTTGCGCCCTGGCGATGCCGTGCCGATCAGCCCCGTCGAGGCCCGTAATCCGTCGGCCCCTCGACGCTGGGCGGTCGTCATGGCGCAAGGCCCCCGCCGGCTGGTCGAGGCCCGCGGTTTCCGTATCGAGTCCGGCGCTGTCGTCTTTGCTGAGCCGGCCGGGTGCGTCGCGGCGTTCGCGGCCGGCACATGGGTGATGATCGAGGAAGACAGGACCAACGCATGAAGCCAGTTAAACAGCGTTACGGCAGCAGCGATTCCAAGCTCGAATTTGGCGACTGCTTGCGCGCCTGCATCGCGAGTGTCTTGGAGCTGCCCCTTGATGACGTGCCCCATTTTACATGGGGCGCGATGGCGGAGCGTCACGCTACTGTCCGGGAGGCATGGGGCTCTCTGCGCATGTGGCTCCGCGCTCGAAACATCGGCCTGCTCACATACGATATTCCATGCTCGACCCTGCCGGAGGCGCTGGCATGGTGCCATCTTCGCAACCCTGATGCCCACCTGATCCTTGGTGGCATGGGCCGGGGCGGGCAAGGGCATGTGTGCGTCATCCACAAAGGCGCCATCGTTCACGAGCCCACCCCGCGCGGCGACGACGACGGCCCGTCGCTTGTCGGTCCGGCCCCTGATGGCGACTGGGCGGGCAAGTTCGTCGCCCTGGCTTTCGAGTATCGGCCCACGACCCCGAAGGACAATAGCGGCCTGCTGGGCGTGTCGACCCAGGGCGTAGAGGTCCCGCCGGCGCCTGACTTCTCGATCCTTGATAAGCACGAGCGCATCGGCCTGTGCTTCTCCGGCGGCAAGGACTCGCTTGTCGTGCTCGACCTGCTGCGGCCGCACTGGCACCGCCTCTGCATCTATCGCGTCGACACTTCGGATTTATTGCCCGAAACGCAGGAGGTAGTGCGGCACGCTGAGGAGATGACGGCAGGCAAGGTCGGCAACTGGTGTGAGATAACCACCAATGCGCGCGGCTGGCAGGAGCGGTTCGGCATGCCGTCCGACCTGGTGCCATTCGACTGCTCCACCTTGGGCCGGGCACTCGTTAACGGCGCTGCCGGACCCATTCACCTGGCACCACGCATGGATTGCTGCGGCGCCAATCTCGCGCGGCCTTTAATCAGCAGAATGGCGGCGGATGGCGTTACGCTATCGATCCGCGGCACCCGTCGCGAGGATCCGGCATGGGGCTGGTGCGCGACGATGGAGGCAACCGGGCCTGACACGTTCATTGACGGGGCGACGCACTACTGGATGCCGATCGCCAATTGGACCACGGCCGAGGTGTTCGCCTATCTGCAGCGCGAGGGCCTGCCGATCGCCCGCTACTATCAGGGCGAATATCGGCACAGCGGCCCGGAGTGCGCGACCTGCACGGGATGGTGGGACGAGGGGCGCGGCAAGTACCTGCGGAAGTTCCATCCGCATATTGCTGGCGAATATCACTACCGCCTGTCGCGGGTGCAGTCCGCCATTCGTCCGACGCTAGATCAACTGCACGACGAGATTGCGGACCTTGTAGCACCGCAGGAAGCGTAGGAGCGGGCCATGAACCTTCTGGACTGGATCAATCGGCAGTTTCAGCAACAGCCTGTGCCGGGCCTGCTCAATGGTGGTGGCGCCGGCATGATGGCGAACGTACCCGGGTTCGATCCGTCTGACCCTGGCGCCTATGCCAATCGCACGGCAGGCGATGCCGACATGGGCGGCTATGGTGGCTCGCCGAAGCTGCCCGACGCGCCGGCCGCCACGCCCAACTATGCCGGCATGATCTCAAGTGGCTTGAAAATGATGGAGCAGGGGCAAGCACAGCCGGTGCAGCAGCCGGCATGGATGCGCAGCATTCGCGCACCGCAAGCGCACCGCCCTGATATGGCGGCCATGGCGGGCGCCGGCGCGATGCCCGATTTCATGGCAATGGACCCGTTGGAGGAGGAGCTGCGGCGTCGTCGTGTACCCGGGCTGCTGAGCCACGGGGAGGACTTGGGCGGAGCCGCGTGGTGAGGGACCAGGCTCCCTCGCCGCTGCAGGCGCCTACCGATACCGAGGAGGCGTTCGAACGGAAGCGGGCAATTGTCCTCCATCTCACCAACATCGCGATCATTGCGGCCGCGCTGGAGAGCATGGGCAACAAGATCCGACAGGGGGACCGACCGTCTGACGAGGTGCTAGCCAATCGCCTCAATGGACTGGCGATGCTCCTGACCGAGCATGTAGCCCTGATTGATGCCGAGACGACCGGACCTAGGCCAGTGTGGCACTGATTGACACAATCTAGGCCGCCGCATCGCCATCGCGACCAAAAAATCGACGCCAGATGCCGTCTGCCCGTGCCTTGGCCTCGCGCAAAATGCTGTTCCCGAGGTGACTAAGCCGTGAGTGACGCCTTTCCAGCCGACTTCATGCGTCTGCGGCGTCGAGGCACTTGTCATGTTGATGCGATATTGTGAGGCTCGAACGCATGCCAATTTTCACCTTGGGATACGAGGGGCTTTCCCCGGAGCGTTTCGCGTCGATTTTGAACGAGGCGGGCGTCGAACACGTCTGCGACGCACGAGAACTTCCCCTTTCTAGGAAGAAGGGCTTCTCCAAGTCGGCGATGTCACATCTGCTCGCTAGCCACGGCATCAAGTATGAGCATGTTAGAGCGCTTGGCTGCCCTCGACCGATTCGCAACCGCTATAAGGCAACGGGCGACTGGAGCGAGTACACGGTTTCGTTCGCGGGGTATCTCAGGGAGCAGTCACAAGCGCTTGCTGACCTTGCTGTCGTCAGCCGCGCAATGAAAACGTGCATCATCTGCTTCGAAGCCAATCCGGACCAATGCCACCGCAAGTTCGTGGCCGCGGCGATTGCTGAACGGACCAGACAGAAGGCCATCCATCTCACCCAAAGAGTTGTCCCTGCGAGCTAGGCGCGACTCTGGGCGGGTAGAGCAGGCTCACGATCAGCCACTGATCCGGAAATCGGTGGATCGTCCCCATTAGAAACATCAGATCCTTCGAGGGCAGGTCGGCCTCCATCTTCGCCCGGAACGGCTGCTCCCAGGCCTTGCCGTGCTGCCAATAGACATTCCAGAACAGCGCGCCCGCCTCCCAATCAACAATCTTGTGCCTGTATGGCCGCACCTCACCATCCACGATGCATTCGTAGCGATAGTGAAACTCGAACGGCAGCTTCTTGAGTGTCGTCACTGCCTTAGCGTCCGAGGCGTCGAAGAGGCCGCCCTGGGCTTGCATCTGGACCAGCTTCTTCCGTTCCTCCTCAGACCAGTCGGACGACTGCGCGGGAGTGATGTCCAACGCTTCAATGTGAGCTGGCCTCACTAGGCCTAAGGTGACTTTCGCAGTCTGCCGCTGAAGTTCGAGCGCGCCGAAGTCATCGTAAACGGCGAGGCCAGCAATGGCGCGCCTTCGATCATGATACTCCACGCGCTGAGAACTGACGGCGCGGCGCCCTTCGTCCACGCCGGCTTGACCAAGCTATGTGGGACGCTCGAGGATCTCCGAAATACGCTGCACGCTGGTTCTCGCTGTCCGCACGACAGCTAGGATTCTTCGATCTTTCAGGGCAGCAGCACGACTGCATCGTCGGGCGCCGGCTTCTGCAGCTGCAGCGCCTCCTCGGGCGGCGCCTCGAGCCACTGCTCTGCCTCGTCCATGGTGCGGAGCAGCACCGGCATCGCCTTCTCGTGGATCGGCTCGACGATGCCGTTGGGCTCGGTCGTCAGGAATGAGAACAGCAGGTGCTTTCCGACGTTCGGCACCTTCTTCGTCCCGCGGTCACCCTCCCACTCCCGCCAGATCCCCGCGAAGTAGAACAGCTCGCGGTTCGGCCGCGCGAACCATCGGAAGACGACCGGCTTGCTGGTGTTCCGGTCGGGCTCGCTGAAGGCCGTCGCCGGCACCAGGCAGCGCTGGCCGGGCTTCAGATAGGGCTTCCAGTAGCCGCTGGCCGTGTTGCGGACGTTCGTGACGTTGGCCTTGATCTTGTAGAAGGGCGGCGCCGGGAAGCCCCAGCGCATCGGTGCGATGTCGCGCACGATGCCGTCGGGAGTCGCGAGGGACCGGATCACCGGGGCCTCGTAGTTCGGATAGACCCGCTGCGGCCCGTTGCGCCCGCGCAGCACGTCCAGATAGCCAGTGCCGACCAGGTTGAAGTGGTCCTTCAGCGACTGCATGACCTTGGGCGTCATGTCGTATTCGTAGAGGTTGCACATAGTGGCGATCCTAACGGCCAGTTCCGGGGCTGTCCCGACACTCCGCGGACTGACTCCGTAGCCAGGGACGGATAGGATTGAGCCATGAGCGACAGCAAAACCCGCGAGATCGAGGAAATCCTCACCGAGGTCGACACGCTGCTACGCGAGCGGCTCAAGGCACTTGGCGTCGAAAGCCATCACGTCCTGCTGGCGACGATGCCCGATGGCGCGGGCGTCGTCCGCAGCAACGTAGGACCAGAGGTGCTGAGCAACATGGCGGAGATGCTGATGGATATTGCCGACGAGGCCATCAAGAGCCGGCCCAACAACGCGCCGTTGAACTGATCCCTATCCGGCCAGTTGCCTGCCATCGTCGGTGAGGCAGACAGAGTGCACAGGCGTCCCCTCGGCAATCAGCAGCCCCTTCGCCTCGGCCAGGCGGATCGCGGCATCGACTGCGTCTTGGTCCAGCCGCAGGCGCTGGGCGACTTCGTCGACCATTACCCAGCGCAGATGCCGGCCCTTGGTCGCGAGGCTGATGTCCTCGATCATCGCCTCGACGGTGGCGCTGTTTTTGCGACGGCTAGGCATCTTCGATCTCGTGCCGGTAGCCGTTCTCGACCTCCCATACCAAGTCGCTGACCGTGTCGTCGACGTGATTCATGGCGCGATCGATCTCGCGCGGCTGGATGCCGAACTCGTCGATTAGCCGCATCAGCACCTTTCGGATCTCGGTCCGGGCGGAAAGCTTGGCGTGCTCCAAGGCATCGAGCCCGTCCCGCGGGTCCGGCATGCTGGCAAATTGCCTGGCCCAGCCGGCCGGCAGTACTAGTTGTGTTCCCATGTGACCCCTCACGAACGACGATTCAACAGCAGCAGCTTGGCAATGTTGCCGATGAAGCGGGGCGTGGGTGCAATTTCGATTAGCAGTGGGCCGTTCTTGTTCCATGCGCACAAGTTCTGCGATCCTTCGCCCCCGGCACTGATCGCGCCCCATATTCACGAGGAGGCATCCCTGATGCATAAGCTCACGGACGAGCAGCAAAAGGTCCTGCGGGCGCTCAAGACCGCGCTGGACGCTGTGCGGGCTGACGATGACAAGCTGCAGGTCTATGAACTGCAAGCTCTTCTGGAAGTCGTATGCAGGCCTGAAGATGCCCCAGCCAGCCGTAAAGACCTCGACCGTGCGATTTGGCCACTGCGCGAGCAGGACGGCATGAACTCAAATCTGACGCGGCTGCTCGACCACCTGTCCGAATGGGAGAAACAGCCCGCCAAGGGGCGGGAAGGACGGAGGGGCCTAAATTACATGGCCATAGCTACCGACCCGCTCGACAGACGCAGTCGGCTATCCACTCCCACCGCAAAGGGCCTTGAACGTGCGCGTCAGCTAGCTGACGCCATTCTTAGAGCGATCCGCTAGGCACAAGGACGGAGAAATCCCAAGTAATCCTGATCCGAGAAGGCTGTGATTCGCTAGTAGATGTGGGTTTTTGTCGTTCCACCTGCTCGCTTGTGATAGAATTTTCTCATGACCAAGCCTGTCAGAGGCAAGCCCTTCCAGCCCGGTCAGTCGGGCAATCCCGGCGGTCGGCCGAAGATGCCGGACGCGCTGAAGGCACGCATTGCCAAGCTGGCCTCAAAGGACGCCGTCGACGTGCTGCAGGCGGCACTATCGTCCCAGGACGAAAAGGTCCGCATCCAGGCCGCCGGCATGCTCATGGACAGGGCATGGGGCAAGGCGATCACCCCCAGCGACGTGAAGGTCACGAACGGCGACCTGAACGCAGATCACCTGCAAGCCCTCAAGGATCGCATGAGGCAGCGCCCCGAACTGGTAGCAGGCACAGACTTGGACAAGGCCGGGTAGGGGCAGGGCCGTCACGTAACGGCGTTACGCTATCTGCCGCGCTCCGGTAGCCGCACCTGAAAGCCCCGGTCCTCTAGAAGCACTGGTAAGCCTGCAAGCGATCCAAACAACCGCCAGCGCCGTGTAGTGGCACATGCAGGGGGCGAGATCCTAAGAGGCCGGAGAAGTGCGCTACCGTCAGGCGGCCACCTGGAGGCGTAGGAGGCCATCGCCCGGGAGCAGCGATGTTCGGGAACACGGGTAAAGGGGGAGAAGGGGCCGCCACGCGCGCCGCGCCCCTATTGGCTCAGAACAGTTTCCCAGCAGCGCAGAGGGCGAGGCGATAGGCAGGGCAGGGCCCGGAAGCCCCGTGTTTGTTGGGTTTCTCTCCGGCGTTGGGCAGTCCCGGCCGTGTAGACGTGGATTACGCTTAGCCCTACATCAGCGGGAAACAGCGGCCTTTCCATAATCTCGGTTATGCGAGGGCGCCCAGCATTCCGTAGATAGATCAATGGGTTAAGTGAGTGGCGTGTTCGTAACACAGCTCGATTGATGCCCGTTTCACTACATGTTGTGGGTCGGGCGTCGTGAACCAGGCTAGGCCGGAACCCCTAAGACCCCCCCCCACCCCGGGTAGGAACCCCGAGGGGCGGCGATAATATTGAGCATCCACTCGTTAGGCGGTTCGACAAATCAGCCGACACCCAGACCCGTCGAAAAAATTTGAAAAAATAAGAGCGGGCCGCGCGAAATCTGTCATTTCGCTTCCCCGGTGCTTCCCCGTGAAAATCGCCAGCCTGCCACAAGTTGCTAAGTATTTGAAAAGGCTGGCGCTCCCTACGGGATTCGAACCCGTGTTTTAGCCTTGAGAGGGCAGAGAAAATTCCAATTACATCAATCGGTTAGATAGTAAGTATCCCCGAATTCCCCCACCGCAGTAAGGCGCTGCTGTTCATTTTGAGGGATGCAGGAGGTTCCAGATCGTTTGGACAGTCCCTTTGTCCACGCCAAGTGCGATGAACAGTCCGGCCGTCGCGGCTATTGTGAGGGCCGCCGCCCCCTTGCCCATGGCACCGGCATACGACTCTATGAACTTTTTTGCGGCAATGACCGCGATTGACGAGCCGCTATCGAGCTCCCTCGCTGGGACCGCCTTTGGCTGGCGATTCAGAAACTCCCGCAGTTTCGAAAACTCTGCCAAGAGAATCTTGGTATCCGATTCATACTCGCTCCGTCCGACCCAGAGCGCCGGCGGCGGTTGATTGTGGTGGCGCAGGTTGTCGTATTCGGCAGCCTCCTCTAGCGCGATCACCAACGTCGCAAGATGCTGCTTGGCTACGCCGTAGTCCGCCAGCTCTAGTCGGATTCGGATGCCATGTTCTCGCAGCAGTGTTCGCGCAGCCGCACTACCACTTTGACCTACTGATAACGCTTTGCTGAGAGCGGGCTTTTGTGCGTGTCTCTCTTTAGCGACCTCATCATTTACTGATATTGGAGAGTGCTTAGAAATGTCGACAGGCAACATCCGTTTGAGAGCCGATGTGGCGTCGGCCGACATTTGGCGCCTGAGGAAAGCGGGTGTCTGGAGATCTTCAAGGAACGCATTGTCGATCGGGCGCAACTCCCGCCTGAGCGCGCCGACATGTATGGGTGGAAGTCTCTTCACGCCCGGGTCGCGGGTCTCCTCACTGGCTGCGGCTTTCTGATCGTCTTGGATGTTACGTGGCTGGTCCGTCCCGGGCTCCGCCATTTCGCTTTCTCCGAGTGAAAAGGCAGCCTATCGCCTGGTGCGTCCGCTTAACAGGTTGCCTGCATCCCGCCCCGGAATGGCGTCTGGCCGGACGTGCTGATACCGATGCAGGCTCCGCGGATCTTGCCAAACCCCGAGCAGGGCGGCGCGCTTGTCCGGGATGTTCGCAGCATCGGCGTCGGTCGCCAGCTTGTGTCTGCTCATGTGCGGGGTGTAGCGCACGCCGAGCTTGTCGGTCAGCGGCTTCAGCCACCCATAGATGCCGCGGTTGGTCGACCAGGGGAACAGCCGGCCCATCTTCGCCGGGAGGTTCGCGAGCATGGCCACGATCACCGGCGAGATCTCTATGCTGGCCATCTCGTCGCTCTTGCCGATTCGCACCCGCACCCGGCGCGCCTCGATGTCGATGTTGGGCCAGTCGACGCTCAGCAGGTGGCCGATGCGCAGGCCGGTCTCGTATACCATTGCCAGGAACAGGCGCTTGTAGGCGACCTGGACGTCCTTCTTCCGGCCGCGCTTGTTGGTGCGCTGTGTCTCGACATTCGCAATCAGCAGCGCCAAGTCGTCGTCGCGGGCCGGATCTCGGCTGGACTTCCGGCTGACCCAGAACTTCTCGATCCGCTGGTATTCGCACCATTTCTGCGCGGCCGCGTAGTGTAGCACCGAGGCGCCGGGACCGATGACGGCCCGGTTCTTGGTGGCATCCGAGCAGCCGGGCTTGAGTTCGTTCGCCGCCGCAACCAGGTGCGCATGGGTCAGCGTGCGGCAGTCGTCGACGTGGGAGAGGTGGGCGGCCAGGCGATCCAGGTGGCGCTCGTCGATCTTGGAAAGCCGGCGGAACGCCCGGTAGAAGCGCGCGGCGTCGGCGAAGCCTACCGCCTCACCGGCCCCGGGAACGCGCTGACGGGCCCGAGCGATGAGCCAGGCGTCTGCCCATTGCGCAGCATCCTTGCGAGCCGTCTTGCCTGTTGAGACCTCAAAGCGGCCTCCGGCGTCCGTCCCCCGGAGGTACCAGTACGGCCCCCGCTTTCCGGGAGGGAGGAGCTTGTGCGGCATGGCTGGCGTTCCTTAGCCTCGAGCTGATCCAGGTCGTCCTTGGTGAGGCGGGCGGCGCGCCCGTGGCCGATCGGTCGGATGTTGTGCGCCGCGAGCCGGGATTTCAAGAAGCGGACGGACCATTGCAGGCGCTCGGCGGCCTGGGGGAGGGTAATGCGCCGATCGCCGGCGGTGCTGTCCTGGGCTGTCATGGCGCGCCTCCCGAGGTCGTGCCGGCCGCTTCCTCGATCAGCGCATAGAGGTGCGGATAACGCGCCCGGATTTCCTCGAGGTCGGGATGTCGCCGTCGCCCGGCCATCGTCTCCGCGGCCTCCTCGATCAGATCGTGCAGGCGCGGGTAGCGCGCGCGGATCCGCTCGAGGTAACGGCCATTGTCCTGGCGCCAGCGATCGACCTCGGCCGGGCCCGTGGCGAAGGCGAGCGTCGCCACGGCCAGCAGACTCCACCGAACGGCGTTCGCCGCTGGATTGTGATGGTGAGGGGAAGCGCCCGTGCTATGAGGGCGCATGGCTAGCTTCAAGTATGATTGCCCACAACTGACGTGCAGGGCGCGCCAATCCGCGTTCACGACCGCCGCAGGGTGGTTTCATGCGAATAGCGGGTCCACGTATATCGCGGCACTCTGCCCAGTCTGTGCGATACCAACCATGTTCGTTATTGAGACGAGCCCGGCTGGGCAACAGGCGATCAACGCATTTCTTAGCTACGGTGGTGATCCCTTTGCGCCCTCCGCCGGCGGCCACTTGAGGTCGCAAGGTCTCGGTTCTGTGCGGATTGCGGCAACTGTTCCGGCGCCACCCAATCACAATGTGCCGGAGTTCGTGCCAGAAAACGTTGCGAGCGCGTTCCTGGAAGGTCTCAAAGCGCGAGACACGGGGATGCTTCCTTCGGCGGTCTACAACCTTCGCAAGGCTCTCGAGCGCACTGTGCGAGACAAGAATCCGGCCGGGAGCGGTGGATTGAAGAATCGCATCAAAGAGCTCGAAAAATTGCAGATGCTTCCTACTACTCTCGTCGAGCTCGCTCACACCGTGCGCGCGGAAGGAAATGTCGAAGTCCATGAAGACGAGGACTGGTCCGCCGAGCAGGTTCAGGAGCTGATCGACTTCACGGTCCTTCTGCTGACCTACCTTTACTCTCTCCCCGTGCGCATCGCCGCTATCGCCGAGCACCGTGGAAAGCCCGCGGCAGCACGATAAGGTCACCATCATCGTCCCTCAGTCGATGAAGTAGCGCAGGTCGTAGGCGCGCGGACCGTCTGCCCGGGCGGGCGGGTGCTCCTGCAGCTCGCGCTCGAAGGCTGAGTTGTCGGCGTCTTTGTGGACGGCAACCCGGGTCACCAGCAGCTGGCATTCGACACCGCCCTCGGTGACGCCCCGCCAGACTCGAGCGGGCACCTTGCTGCCGTCGCGTGTCTCGACCGTGACGATCTGGTCGGTGTTCTCGATCATGATCTTCATGCCTTCCTCCCTCAAACGACCCGCATCGCCATGACGATCTGCAGCTCGCCGTCCTTCGGATCGGTCGAGCGGCGCAGCACGATCGGGCCGCCGGTGGTGAACTCGACGTCGACGTCGGGGCAGGCGAGGGCGTCGAGCGCGGCCGTCATGTAGCTGCAGTTGAAGCCGGTGAAGGACGGTTGCCCGGTCACCTGGATGTCGATCTCGTCGCTGATCTCGCCTTCGCCCTCGACCTTGCGGCTGAGCTCGGCGCTGGCCTTGTGGATCTGCATCCGGACGGCGCTCGTGCCGTCGCTCGCCAGGGTGGCGCAGCGTGCCACGGCGCCGGCGAGGGCGACCCGGCCGGCGCTGAACCGGCACTCGTTGTCGCGCGGGATGACGCGGTCGTAATCGGGGAAGGTCCCGTCGACCAGCCTGGTGTTGAACTCGACGTCGGTATGGGCCACCTGCAGCCGCGTCTCCGAGATCTCGAGCGTGAGCTCGTCCTGCTTCGCCTCCGTGGCGATGCGCAGCAGCTCCGGCACCGACTGGCGCGGCAGGATGATGCCCGGCAGGTTCTCGGGCAGGGGCTTCGACGGCTCGACGATCGCCAGGCCGAGCCGGTGCCCGTCGGTCGCGACCAGGCCCAGCTTGCCGGCGCGGTCGTGGATGAAGATGCCGTTGAGGTAGTAGCGCGTCTGCTCGTCCGACTGCGCATGCGCCACCTGGCCGATCGCCCGCGCCAGCATGTCGCCGGCGACCAGGATCTCGGTCGAAACCTCCTCCGGCTTCATCGCCGGGAAGTCGGCCGCGGGCAGGGTGAGCAGGGTCGCGCGGGCCCGGCCGGCGCGCATCACCAGCTTCTCCCCGGTCAGCTCGACTTCGATCTGTGTGCCGGCGGCCGTCGCCCGCACGAAGGCCAGCATGTTGGCAGCATCGGCCGTCGTCGTGCCGGTCTTGAGGGTCGAGGCGCCGCCGATCTCGATCGTCATCCAGCGGTCCATGTTGGTGGCGGCCAGCGAGACGCGACTCTTGTGCGCGGTGATGAGCACGTGCCCGAGGATCGGGACGGTGTTGCGCCGCTCGATGGTGCGTGTGGCCAGCGTGAGCGCGCGCAGCGCGGCGTCGCGTTCCATGGTGAACTTCATCGATCGGCTCCGGTGGGAAGGGTGATGCGCGCCTTCATGTCGGCGGCCTTGAAGGGGCGGCGATAGGCCTCGACCAGGCAGAGCGCATGCTCGAAGCGGCCGCCGGCGACGTGGTGCGATGCCTCGCGATGCACCCAGGCGGTCAGCTCGTGGTCGAGGTGGAGCAGGGGCCAATCGAGGTCATTGCACCTGTCGTTGGTCCAATCGGTCTGGTTCTCGCTTGTCGCCCAGCGTTCGAACATCCGAGCGGCGTCTACGCGATCGTGCCGGCGAAGAGCAGAGCGCAGCGCGTCCAGATCGGCGTCGTCGATCTGCAGGTGGCCGGAGAACTCGGGCACGGTCAGCTCCCTCGCTCATGTTCAGGCGCTGGCATCGGCGGCTTCGGATACTCCGGCGTCATCCCCAGAGCTTCTCGGCAGGCGACGCTGAAGGCCTCTCGGATGAAGGCGATGAACTGCTCCTTGAGCAGTCGGTCTTGCTGGACGAGGTTCAGCCGGATGCGCCCGAGCTCTGTGGCGCCGTCCATCGTGTCGAGCCGGGCGTGGTGAGCGACCCACCACTCGCCTTCGGCGCGGAGGGCAATGCGGCCGATTTCCTGCAGGGCCATCGTCACCCCTCCGTCCTGGCGAACAGGAGCGGCTCAGTGGTCGCCGGCGGATGGTTCTGTGCGATCCAAGCCTGGACCTGATGGGCGACGTCCAGATAGTCGCGGCTCGGCGTCATCGTCGCTTCCTGCCCGGGGCGATAGGCCCGCCAGACCTTGTCGCGCAGGTCCTTCGGCAGCATGTACCAGTGCATCCGGCAGCCCCACATGGCGGGCGGCACCTGCTTCTCGCAGCCGGGCCAATGACAGTGATGCTCGCGGGTCTGTCCGGCCGACAGGACGTGTCGGACCTTGGGGTTAAACGTCACAGCGTGCCTCCCAGCCGGTGCAGGCCGGCGAGCTTCTTCGCCGCCGTGAAGTGCTGGTCGATCTCGGCGGCATCGAAGTTGCCGAGCAGCTGCTCGCGCGTGATACCGCCGCTCGAGGTGACGCAGGCCACGATAAGGTCGGCCATGCGCTTCACCTTCCGCCGCTCAGTTTCCGGTGGCGGCGGGCCGTAGAGGATCCTGTTGAGCGAGACGACCTCGGTCTTGCGGCCGACTCTCACCGTCACCGGTGTCTCGATCTCAGGCCCGCGCTGGGCCGCCATGTACTGGTCGAGGTTCATGCCGCCTCCGATAGGTCGGAAACGGCGGGCTCATTCACGTCGTCCTCAACGCCGTCGTCTTCGTCGTCGTCCGACCTCGCAGCGTGTGCACGCTGAAGGACTTCCGGGATCTCCAGCCCCAGCGCGTTGTAGGCGAAGCGATGAGGTGCCTCCGGTGCCGTGTAGCGGCCGATCGAGATATGGATCGCCATCAACCGGCAGAACATCTGATCGACCTGTTCCGGGCCCAGCTTGATCAGCCAGCTCAGCAGCTTGTCCTCGCCGTCGGCGGGCGCGTCGTAGGGTTCCCAGCCGTGCTCGTTCATGTCGAGGATGCCGGCGAGCTGGTCCTTCCACGGCCCCAGGTACTCGCTGGGATTGGTTTCCACATAGAGGCCATGGCCTAGCTCGCCGATGGCGCCATACAGGAACAGCATCTGCGCGAGCTTAGGATGCGATGGCATCTGATCGAGAAGCTGCTCGCGGAATGCCTTAGCAGCCGATCCCACCTCACGCCCGAGCCGCTCCTCCCGCTCGTGTTCGGCGTCCTGATCGCGTTGCTCGTCGCTCTTGAGGGCCTTCGCTGCGAACGTCTCTCTCTGCACGACGCCCTTGAGAGCGACCACCTCGTGGCTGCTGTCGTCGACATAGACCACGGCGGTGACGTCTTCGCGCGTGAGGCCGGGATGCCAGGTCGTCGGCTCGCGATCCTTCGTCCACGAGTAGATCGGATCGCCATTGTCTGCCCAGACAAAAGCGCCGGCCCGCGCCTTCTTGGGGGCGAAGCGGGCGCCGGGCCAGTCCTTCGCCAGCGAGCTGGCGAGGGCGGCTGCAGCTTCATCCTGAAGTCTCAGGAACAGATCCTTGTCGGTGAAGTGTTCCTCGCCGTCGTGTTCCACGATCTCGCCCGCGTAGAACTTGCGATCGAAGGCGGCCCGCGAGACAGGAACGACCATGCTCTCCAGGTGATGGCGAACGTGGACGGCTGTGGTCCAATCGTGAACGACTATCTGTTTCTGCAGCTTCTGCGGCCAGGCGGCCAGCGACCGGGCGATCTCTATCTTCAGTTCGCCGGCCCTGAGCTTCTCCTTCAGGTCCGGCGCGAGGTTGCGCGCGATGCTGATGCGCTGGGCGACGAAGCGGTCCGACATGCCGATCGCCTTCCCGATCGTGGTAGCGTTCCACTTCTTCGGATCCAGCTCCGCCAGGGCGAGGAACGCGTCGGCTTCCTCGATCGGCTTGATGTCGGCGCGCTGCAGGTTCTCGATGATGCGCAGCGCCCGGGTCGTCGCTTCATCGTCGCCCTCGCGGACCAGGCAGAGTGCTTCCGTCGCCTCGTTCAGCCGAAGGGCGCGGAAACGGCGTTCGCCGGCAACAATCTCGAAACGCCCGCCCTTGGGCCGCACGACGATGGGCTGCAGCAGGCCCTGCTCGGCGATCGAGGCGGCCAGCTGCGCGAGGGGTTCTTCCTCGAAGTCCTTGCGGGGATTGTCTGGCGACGGATCGATTTCGGTCAGGGGGATCAACCGTGCGCCGATGTCGACGTCACCCCGAACGGCGTTCGGCGCCGGAGCAGCCGCCGCATCGCCGCCGAGCAGTCCCTCGACGGTCGTGCCCATGGCCGCGGCCAGGCTTACGGCCGACTCCATGTTGAGCGAGGCCTTGAGGCCGTTCCTGATCTTGCTGAGATCGCCCTTGTCGATCCCAGCGCGGCGGCCGAGCTCGGCGATGGTGACGGCCGGGTGAGCGGCGAGCCAGCTGACGACCGCTTTCTGCAGCGGCGCTTTGAACGTGTTGGCCATGATGGATCCCTGTCAGTCTTCCGCAGCGGTGTGATGGGCGTGCAGGAAGCCGCGTGGCTGCGAGGCGCGCGGTTCCGGGTGTGGGGTGAGGGTGGGCGCGATCGGCGGGGCGCCCTGCAGGGGCAGGCCGGTGACGAGCCGCTTGATCTCGGCCAGGTGCCAGCCGATGCCGCGAAACTCGTGCGGCCAGGCGGTCGCCGTGAACGGCGTGCGCTTGCCGTCGCGATCGACATAGGCGGCCAGCGCACGGCCGTCGGGCAGGCGCGCCACCAGCTCGACGTCGCCGCCGGCGAAGGTGAGGCGCGGCCGCTCGGTCACAGCGACAGCACCAGCAGGGCGAGGCCGAGGATCCCGGCGAGGGCGATCCAGGTGTGTGCGGGCCAGCCCGAACGCTGTTCACCGGATTGGGCGATCGAGGTCGCCGCCTTCGGATTGGACCAAGGCCGGCGCTTCACCGGTTGCTCCCCAGCTTCAAAGCGATCTCGGTGGACCGGATGCCGACGTCGCTCGAGACGGACTGCAGCGTATCGAGCGCCACATCCACCCGGTCGATCCCCAGGCACAAATCGATCTGCAGCGCCGCGCTTTGGCAGCGCCACTGCAGGTCGAGCAACTGCTGCCGTTCAGCTTCGGTCAGCGGTTCGGTGCTGAAGATCGGCAGGCCGGACGGGCGACCGGCGTTCGGTGTTCTGACGCCGCCGGCGTCGTTCTGCAGGTGAATGCTGTCGGGCATGGCCGGCTCCTGGGATGAAAGGAACCGGCGGCGCGGTCGAAGGGGGCAGCCCGTCTCACGAACAGGGGAGGAAGAACGGGCCGGGGCGACCGCGCCGCCGATCGGCCCGACTGAGGCCGACGGCGCAGAGCCTATTCGCATCAAGATGCGAGCGTCAACAGAATTCGCATAAAGATGCGAATCGCTGGTCAACTTGAGTTGCTATTGTGACGCTAATTCAACCGGGGAATTCATGAAGAAGTACGTGGTCATCGCGGCCTTTACTGCCCTCGCGGCTTGCGATCGGGCGCCGGCGATAACGACAGCATCAGGCAAGCCCGACGTTTTAATGCGCGCCGTCGACCGCACCTGTGTTCGCGAGACTATTCTGAACAACCTGTTGACGAACGGGTGGAGCATCAAATCCACCAGCGAGGTCCAAATTGTTGTGGAGCGCCAAGCCCCACCATCGATGGCGGCCGCGTTGCTGTCTACCGGTTACAGCGGGGCGCCCTACCAGCGAGTAACATTCAATCTTGTTCCATCGGGACCGGACCTTCGCCTCGTAGCGGACATGGCTTGGGTCAGCAACGCGAACACCCGGTTTGAGAAGGTCCACCCGGCGCAAGCCAATGCTAACGATCAAGCGGCTGCCGAGTCTTCTGCCCGCCGTGCTGAGGCTAAGTGCGTCCAGAAATGATCTTGCCGGCGGCGATGTTGGTCGCTGTGGCTTGCATGTCAGGCAACGTGGCGCTGGCCCAGACCATCACCGACGGCGACACCATCAAGCTCAATGGAGTGACGTATCGCTTGTGGGGGATCGACGCCCCCGAGACCGCGCAGGTTTGTCCGGATGGTTGGCCGGCGGGGCGGCTGGCTACGACACATCTGCAGTCACTGATCGTAGGTCGTAACGTTACGTGCGAGCGCCGCGACACCGATCGCTACGGCAGGATCGTGGCTGTTTGCCGCGCAGGGGGCACGGATCTCGGCGCGACTATGGTACGGGACGGCTATGCTTGGGCATTCGTCAAGTACACGGGCGATTATGTCGGCCAGGAGGCGCAGGCGAAAGGGGGCCGGATCGGTGTTCACGGCCACGACTGTGCGCTGGCCTGGGAGTGGCGGGCGGCGACTCGTAGGTAGCGTTTTTATTGAACTTCAATGCCGCCGAGGGATCCAGCGTGCCCGGCGCATCGCGAGAATCGGTGATATCCACGACAGTACCTGATCCTCGATTGGCGGGAAGAGCGGATTGAAGCTGACCAGGCGGAAGGTGCCGCGCTTCGTGCCGGGCTGGATCATCTTCACGTAGCGCTTCCGCCCCTTGGTCTGCATGACGCAGACTTCGTCCCGCAGCAGCATCGGATCGATGTTCATGCGCTTGTGGAACAGCAGGTCACCGTCGCGATAGAGCGGCATCATCGAGAGGCCGCGCACCTGGGTCGCTTCGGCATCCTCGAGGCCGGGCATCGCGGCAGTCCAGTCGATCGGCTCCTCGTCGTCTGTGAGGGACACGACTTCGTCGCCAGCGCCGACATAGGATCGAACCGGGATCTCGACATGCGCGAGCCGCTCGGGCTTCTCACCGCGCAGCAACGATACGGGGTCGCCCCGCACGGACGCCAGCAGCTCGTAGGATCGATCCGACAGCGACTGGGAATCACCGTTCAGGAAATTGCGGAGGGTGCTCTCGCGCAAGCCGGCCAAGGTCGTCCAGCCGTTCACGGTTAGATCGTGAGCGGCCATGTACTCGCGCAGTGCACGGCGCCGCAGTTCCGGGTTGAAGGCTTTGACTCTTGCCATGCGAAGCAGCGTGCCGATTTTCGCATTATGGTGCGACCGCATGGTGATGCGAGTACCGACATTGACATTCGCATCAAGATGCGAATAGGGTTCCGGCATGCTTCTCGTCGATTCGATCGCCCCCAATACTATCCCGGCCGTCATCGTCCGCCTGAGGGCATGGGCGAACGCCAGGGGCTGGACCAAGTCACGCTTCGCCGTCGAAGCCGGCTTGCGCGACACCACCCTGCGGGGCTTTCACGACGATGACTGGAATCCGACGCGCGAGATCCTTGCCCGGCTTGAGGCAGTGATCCCGCCGGACTGGCAGGCCGGCGACCCTGTGCCCGTCTCAGAAGCCGCCAGCGAAGCGGCGTCGGCAGGGCAGGCGGGTTGATGCGGTCGCGGGACATGCAGGGCACCTTGCCTGCTGGCGATGCCAGCATCGAGCGGAACGGCGCGCCGTCTTTCCGTCCGGCCGCCGTCGCCGGCCCGGCCTGCGCTGGAACGGAGTGCGACTGTCTCGCGCGCTTCCGTCGCGACTGGCTGAGCCGGGTCGAGGCTTCCGGGCTCGCGCGGACCGAGGGCGACGATGCCGACTGGCTGGCGGCGCGGGGCGCCGCGTCGCTGCCGATGTTTCCGGGCGGGATTGCGCCCTGCGCCGCTCGCTGCTGCCGTCCGCTCGCATCTTCATCGGGAGCCGCATCGTGAGCCGCGGTGCTTTCGTGCCGGTCAAGCCGTGCGATCCCGAGCTGCCGAAGGCGGCGGTGCGGCGCCTGGTCGACCAGGTCGGCGGCATCAAGCGCACGGCGGTGCGGCTCGGCCGTTCACCGTCGCAGACCTACGCCTACACCGATCCCGGCGTGAGCGACGAGCTGACTTTCGCCCAGGCGGCGTCGCTCACCTCGCACGAGGCGCCGGCGGCGGCGGAGTATCTGGCGCTGCTGGCCGGCGGGGTGTTCCTGCCGATCGCGCTGAGCGCCGAAGAGGTCGGCGAGCTGACCGCTGCTTCGATCCGCGAGCATGGCGAGGCCTGTGCCGAGCTGGTGCGGGCGCTCACCGATTCCACCATCGACGATGGCGAGCGCGCCCGCGCGCTGGCCGAACTCGACGAGGCCCTGCGGGTCCTGGTGCAGCTTCGCTGCGCCGTCGCGGCCACCCGCAAGGCCGACCGTCCGCAGCCGGACTGAACCGGGGAGGGAGCGGGGGCTCATGAGCGCTATCGACGACATCGCGGCCGAGCGGCAGCAACAGATTTCCGGTGAGGGCTTCGGCCCATCGCGTGACGACGGGTACGTCCACCACCAGCTCCCGCGCGCCGCTGCAGCCTATGCCTGGTTTGCCGGCACATCGGATGAGTGGCGTGCGACCTACACGGGCGCTCCGCCGACCTGGCCTTGGTCCCTGGATTGGTGGAAGCCGCGGGACCGTCGGCACGATCTCGTTCGTGCCGGGGCGCTGATCGTCGCCGAGATCGAGCGGCTCGATCGCGCAAAGGGCGCCTGATGAACGCCGCCGCGGCCCCTGTTTCACGGGAAGCATTGGCGCAACCGAAGCGTCGCTACGTCTCGGGCTTCCGCCGCCGCAAGGCCGAGCAGACGCGCGAGGCGCTGCTCGATGCCGCCGTGGCGCTGATCGAGGCCGGCGACTTCCGGCCCGAGGCCTCGGCGATCGCGGCGCGGGCCGGCGTTCACAAGTCGGCGGTCAACCGTCACTTCACGGCGCTCCACCTGCTGCATCGCGTCGTCGCGCGCGAGCGGGCGGGCGCGGTGCTGGACGCGCTGGGCCTGGTGGCGACGGAAGACGCCCGCACCGCGGCGCTGCAAGGCGATCTGGTGTGGATCGTCATGACCGGCGCGCGGAGAGCGTCGTGACGGAGGCCAGCTTCGCGCTTTCCGCCCTGATCGGCCGGCCATTGCCGGCGCGGGGGCGCTACGAGCCGCTGATCGTCACCACGCTGCGGCGCTACTGTCGACGCGGCGCCCCCGAGAGCCTGCTCGTCCGGTTGGCGGGAGGGCCGCGCGACTGGCGGCAGCTCAACAATCGGTGGAATCTCGATGGCCGCGCCGTCGGGAAGGACGCTCCCGCGACGGTCGATCTGCAGGACGCCCTGGGCTCGCACCTGTCGGCCGCCGAGCGACGCATCGCGCTCGTGCAGCTGGCCGACGAGTGCGCGGTCGCCGGCACCGTCCTTCCGACCCTCACGGTGCTGGGGCGCTATTTCGGCGTGTCCCGCCACTCGATCGTCCATGACCTCGAGATGCTGCGGGACGGCGGCCATCTCAGCTGGCGCCTGGTGAGCGACGGCATCACCGGCGTGCGACGCGCGCCGCAGGTCCCATGAGAACCGACGTCCAGTCCGTCGCCTACGATCGCGAGGCCTGGAGCCGGCGCGCCAACGAGATCCGCGCGCGCATCCCGGTGTCGAAGGTGGTCGGCCGGGTCGTCGAGCTGAAGAAGGCTGGCCGGGAAATGACCGGCCTGTGCCCGTTCCACAACGAGCGGACGCCGAGCTTCACCGTCAACGACGGCAAGGGCTTCTATCACTGCTTCGGCTGCGGCGCGCATGGCGGCGCGATCGACTTCGTGCGCCAGCGCCAGGGCCTCGACTTCAAGGCCGCCGTCGAGCTGCTCGAGAGCGAGAACGGGCTGCGGTCGCTGCAGGCCGCGCGCCCCGCACCGCCGCCGCCCAAGGCGCGGCAGCGTGAGGATGCCGACAAGGAAGAGGCGGTGCGGCGCATCTGGCGCGACACCGTCGCGCTCGAGGCCGGCGGCGTCGTCGATCGCTACCTCCGCGGTCGCTGCCTGGTGCCGCCGGCTGAGTATGGCTTCGGCGATCCTGCGGTGAATGCCGGTTGGCCGCCGGCGATCCGGTACGGCGCCGCCGTCTGGCACGGGCTGGAGAAGCGTCGCCTGCCGGCCATGGTCACCGCCCAGCGCCGGGGCGACGGCACGCTGGGCTCGGTGCATCGTACCTATCTGAAGGTCACCGGCCAGGCGGTGACCAAGGCCGGCACCCCCCGCGACAAGGCGATGCTCGGCGATCCCGCCGGCACCGTCATGCTGCTGGGCCCGGTCGCCGACCGGATGATCGGTGGCGAGGGGATCGAGACCAGCCTGTCGGCGATGCAGCTCTACAAGCGCTCGGGACTGGCCTTCGGGTCGCGCGCGCTGATGGCCTCGGTCGAGCCGCCCTTCGAGTGCAGCGATTTCATCTATGCGGCCGACCGCAACAAGCCGCATCCCGACCCCGAGAAGTCGAGGGTCGGCGAGCGCGCCGCCTGGAAGGGCGCCAGGGCCTTTGGCACCGGCCGCACCGTCCAGGTGAAGGTGCCCTCGCTGCCGCCCTGCGTCGAAACGGGTGACTTCAACGATGTCCTGCTCGCGCGCTTGCGCGAGCAGGGTTCCAATGAGGGAAGGCCGCCGGCATGACCACCGCCATCAGCGCCGTCTATCGACCGTCGCGTGCCCGCGACTGGGATGACGTCGAGATCGTCGCCGACCATCCGGCGAGCGGCCAGCTCGTGCTGCGCGAGGTCGGCAAGTTCTACCGCGGTGTGTTCCTGGCGCCGCGTGAGCATGTCCGCATTGCCGGACCTGAATTCGTGCCGGGAGAGAAGTCATGACTTCCAGACTCGCGGGCGCCGCGGCTGCGGCCAAGGGCAGGGCGGAGAAGCCCTCGACGGATCTCGGCCCGTCGCCGACCCTCGACTGGATACCGGTCGCCAAGCTGTCGGTCGATCGGCGCTATCAGCGCGAGCTCGGCGACAAGAACCGCGCCCACATCAACCGCATCGTGCGCGAGTTCAGCTGGCTGTTCTTCCAGCCGATCTGCGTCGCGCCTGCGGCCACCGGGGGCGGCTACCTGGTCATAGACGGCCAGCATCGTCTCGAGGCGGCGAAGAAGCACCCGCTGATCGACAAACTGCCCTGTTATGTCGTGGCGGCGCCCGATGTGCAGAAGCAGGCGGAGGCCTTTGTTGCGCTCAATGCCCGGCGCATCGGCATCACGCGCCTGCACCGGTTCTGGGCGGCTGAGGCCTCGGGAGATGCCACGGCGCAGCGGATCTCGGCGCTGTGCACCAAGGCCGGCATCACGATCGTGCGCTCACCGCAGCGCCTGCCGCCGCGCTCGACCTATTCGACGACCACCTTCGAGAAGCTGCTGCCCTTGGGCGACGCGGCGATTTCGGCCGGGCTGAAGATACTGGTCGAGGCGCAGGGTGAGGCTGAGGACGCCTTCAAGGGCTGCAACATCGCCGCCGTCGTGCGGCTGGTGGCCACGCTCGGCAAGGCGCTCGACCGGACCGCCCTGGTGGGCGTGCTCGAGGCGCTTGATCTCGACGACGAGATCCAGCGCGCGCGGGTGCATCGCGCGCAGCACGGCGGCACGGTCGAGGCCGCTCTCGAGAAGCTGCTGCGCCGGCGATACGACCGGCTGATCGAAAGAGCTGGACGTTGAGCGAAGTGGCGTAGCGAACGGCGTTCGGGGAGACGATGTCAGACCAAGAACAAGACGATGATTTCGCGGTCGATTCGCTGGATCCGTCGCAGCGCACCGACGATCGCGGAGGGCCGCCCGACGACTGGGAGGCGCCCAGCTGGCGCGACTTCAAGCGGATCCAGTGGTGGTATCGCTGGCGGCCGGACCAGGCGCATCGGCTCGATCCGCCGCCGGTGCTGATGCTCGGCCATCGCGGGGGCGAGTTCTTCTTCGTTAGCGCGGCGCGCGAGCTGCGCGCTTTCACCTCGGCCCAGCTGCACGGGCGCGGCGGCCTGGCCGATCTGTTCGCCGGCGACGTGCGTTGGGCCGTGCGCCATTTCCCGGCGCGCGATCGTGACGGCGCGGCCACGGGGCGGCCCAACGTGCCGCCGCTGATGGAGGCGTTGATCGCGGGCTGCAAGGTCAAGGGCTACTATGACGGGTCGCAACCCTTCCGCTCGATCGGCACCTGGCTCGAGGGCGGAAGGCCGCTTGTCCACACCGGCAGCTCGATCTTCCATGACGGGCGCCTTTGTCAGCCCGGCGAGGAGATCGGGGTCGCGCGCTACGTGCTGGGCCCGGACCGGGCGCCGCCGGCGCACAGCCGCGATCGCTTTGGATATGAGTGGCAGCCGCTCGACCCGGCGGGCCGCAACACGATCATGGCGCACCTGGCCGAATGGCACTGGGACTCGCCCGAGGCGTGCGAGCTGGCGGCCGGCAAGATCTGGTGCGATGCCCTGGGCGACGTGCCGCGCTGGAAAACGCACGGATTCATCCGAGCCCATGCTGGATCCGGCAAATCCACCTTGCTGCAGTACATGAGCGCGCTGCTGGGGGCGGCGGCGCATCCCATCCAGCGCACCTATTCGAAGACCCACCTCGAGGAGATCGGCAAGCACACCGCGCTCGCCATCCTGCTCGAGGAGGCCGAGGGCGATGCCGGCGAGGACGCGCACCGGCTGCAGCAGATCCTGAAGCTGCTGTTGCTGCTGTCGGACGAGGGCGCGGTCGGCGGCCGCTTCAAACGCGAGATCGATCTGCACGGGCCGGTGACCATGGTCGCCACGCTGACCGACGACTGGCGGTCGACGGTGAAGTCGAGGGTCATTCTGCTTGAGCTGCGCAGCCTGAAGGCGCGCGAGGGGCACCGGATGATGTCGCTCGAGGAAGTCGCGGCCATGACGGCGGTCGCGAAGGCGATCTCGGCCGGCTTCCGGGCCGCGGCGCTCGCGAGCTTCGATCTGTTCAACCAGAACCTGAAGCTCGCCCGCGCGCGTATCCTGGAGCTGGGCGGCGATCCGCGCGATGCCGACACGGTCGGCCATCCGATTGCGGGCCACGCCACGATGACGCTCGGGCGCGTGATGACGCCCGACGAGGTCGGTGCGCTCGATCGCTTCAGGCCCTGGATCACGACCCTGCGCGACCAGGAGGACGGCGTCGACGACGCCATGGATCTCATCATGACGCTGTTCGGCCTGCCGGCGCAGAACTGGCGCGGTGGTGACCAGCTCACGGTCGGGCAGCTCATCGCCCGGGCCCGCGAGCCCGACAATGACGATTACCGCAAGGCGCTGCTGCCCTACGGGCTGCGGCTCGATCGTCGCCAGCTGATCGACGGGACGCAGGAGACCTGGAAACAGGCCTGGCTCGCGATCGCGCATCGGCATCCCGGCCTCGACCGGCTGTTCGGCGACTATCCCAAGTTCCAGGGGCTGCGGCGCTCGCAGATCCTGGGCGAGCTGAAGTTCAATGGCGAGGTGGCGGCCAAGCCGGCCGACCGCCCCCTGCGCTTCGCCGGGCCGCAGGGACGCGCCTGGCTGATCGATCCGCGGCTGCTGCCGTCCGTCGAGGACGACCGGCAATGACGGTGCCCTCGATCCGGCCCCCGGGCCCCCATTTGCGGTGGAGTCCCGGCAGCGTACCGGCGGGAGTCCCGCCTCCCGTACCGCCTGAAAGTGCCGATGCCATCGGCATCGGAGGGCAAAGCGGTACACCGGTACGGCACCTACAGAGAACGCCTAATGCGTGCGCGTGCGCGTAGTGTCGGGAGTCGGTCAGAGCGTACCGGTGTACCGATTCATCATTTAACCAAGGAAAATCAATATGTCTGAGGCGGTACAGCAGCCGGTACAGGGGCGGGACGGGGCGGTACGGGACGAAGAGCCGGTCGTCACGGTGCGCTGGGCGCCGCGCACCGACGACAAGACCGCCTTGCTGGTCAGCGAACGCGCAACGGTGTTCGATCGGAAGGCGGCGGCGCTGCAGCCGGTCGATCCCAGCGACGCCATCAGCGATCCGATCTGGAACCACAAGGGCGGCACGGTGTGGACGCCGGACCTGGTGCATTGCCGGCTGCTGGTGGCGGGCGAGGTGGTGAAGCGCCTGCCGCCGGTGCTGCGCAAGGGCTACGTCTCGCAGCTCGGCAGTCTCGCGATCTCGGAAATGTCAGTCGAGCGTCGCATCGCCCCGTCGCCGGCCGAGATCTCGCTCGCCGACTGGACGCTGACCGAGGTGATGGCGCGTCGTCATCGCCAGCAGCTGCTGCTCGCCGCGCTGTTCGGCCTGTCGTTCGACAAGATCGCCGATGCGCTGAAGGCGCGCGGGCAGGATGCCAGCAGGTCGTCGGTTCATCGCTGGTATCTGCAGGAGCGTCGGGTGCTCGCGGGCCAGTGGCAGGGACGCCTGCTGGAGCCGATGGCCAAGGTCGATGGGCCCACCTTCGACCGCTGGCATGGCCTCTTCGAAAAGCGCAAAAAATAAGCTGGGACAAATGGGACGGTTTCGGGTAGATTTTTTGCTATCGTCGGTGCGAAACGCGCCCACACAGCCCGCAGGCCTCCGCCTCGCGGGCTTTTTGCTGTCCCGAGGGTCGCCATGGATTGGATGGATGCGGGGCTGATCGCCAGCATCGTCGTCGGGTCCGTGGCCGGTATCGGGCTGCAGGCCTGTTGGCGTCGCCGCCGGGCGCCACCCGCTTCGTGGGACGGTGTGGCGCTGCGGGTCGGCGGTCTCGGCCGATCGTCCAACTTCGGCGACGATGCCTTCGTGTCGGACCTGCGAATGCTGTTCCGCCGGCGCCTGACCGAGCGAGCGTTTGCCGTCGAGCTGTACGCGGCGATCGCGCGCGTGACCTGGACGCACCAGACCAAGGGACGCAGCGGCTTCGGCCCGCGCGCCGCGTCCTACGTGCTGACCGAGCTGGGCAGCCGCTGGGATCTCGCCGGCGCGCCCACGGGCTGCGTCTCCGAAGCGATCGAGGCGGCCCTGTTCGATCTCGGCTGGCATCACCAGGCGTTGGACCCATGCTGAAGCTCGACATTCGCGAGAACGGTGTGGCGGTGCGGGCGCGGCTCGCCGAGCTGCAGCGCAAGCACCTGCCGGCGGCGACGGTCGAGGCCACCAACAAGACCGGCCGCTACATCCATGGCGCGCTGCGCTCGGAGATGAAGGAAGTCTTCGACCGGCCGACGCCATGGGCGCTGCGTGGGCTGCGCTACAAGCTGGCCACGGCCAGTCAGCCGATCATCCGCATCTGGCTCGAGGAGTGGGGCGGGAAGGGAATACCGCCCGCCGTGTTCCTGCGGCCGCAGATCGAAGGCGGCACGCGGCGGCACAAGCGCTTCGAACGGGCGCTGATCCTGGCCGGCATCATGCGGGCCAACGAGTTCGCGATGCCGGTTTACGGTGCGCCGCGCGATGCCTACGGCAATGTGCCCGGACCGTACATCGTGCGGATGCTGTCGGACCTGCAGGTCTTCGGTGAGCAGGGCTATCGCGCCAACCGGCGCGGGGCGAGGCGGGGACAGCGGCGTTGGAACTACTGGTTCGCCATCCGCAGCGGCGATCCGAGCGGCCTGCGGCCGGGCATCTACTGGAGTAGCGGGGCCAAGGTGCCGGCGCTGGTGTTCCTGTTCACGCGCCAGCCCCTCTATCGCCAGCGCTTCGACTTCTTCGGCGTCGGCCGCAAGGCCTTCGACCGTGTCGCTCGCCGCTTCTTCAACGAAGCCCTCGCCCGCCACATCCGCCGCGACAACCGCTGACCGCGCAACAATATACAAAAGCTATCAGCGTATGCTCTCGGCTCCCGATGAAATTCATGAGCGGCAAAATTCGCCATGTTCACGGGTCCTCCCGGCACCCCCGGCCAGCGGGGTATTCGAACCGCGGGGGGTGGGCAGTTGCAGCGGGTTTTTAGAGGCTAAATTCAGAGGCTAAAGACGGGTCTAAAATGGGTGAGATTGTCAGCAAGGGGCGCTTCGCCGAGCTGTGCAATGTCACGCCGGGCCGCGTCTCGCAGTGGTTGACCAAGGGCATGCTGCACGGGCCGGCCATCGTCGGCGAGGGGCGCAACGCCAGGATCGACGTCGACCTCGGCAAGGCGCAGGTGAAGGCCGCGCGCGACGTCGACCAGGCGCATAGCGGCAACGGGCTGGCGACCAACCTCGAGGCCGAGACGCCGCGGCAACTGCCGCTGGCGAACACCGTCACCGACCAGATCGCCGAACAGCGGCTCGAGCTGCTGAAGCGCCAGAACCGGGAGAAAGAAACCGAGGAGTACGCGCGCCTCGGCCAGCTGGTCGAGGCGGACGACGCCCGGCGCCATGCCGGCCAGGAAGTGAACCGCGCCATCAACCGCTTCGAAGGCGCGCTGCCCGAGTTCGCCAACGCCATCGCCGCCAAGTTCAAGGTGCCGGCCCGCGACGCGCTGCACGAGCTGAAGGCCCGCTGGCGCATCGTCCGCGCCGCCGGCGCCGTCGAGGCCCGTGAGCGCGCCGAGCCGTTGCCGGAGAGAGTGGGCTTTGACCTCGATCCAGATCGCGAATGCTGAACGAATCGTCGCCCTGGCCGCCGCGCGCGCCTGGGAGCCGCCGCCGCCGATCGACTATCTGAAGTTCGCCGAGGAGCACATCGTCTTCAGCCCGCGCGAATCGCAGTTCCCGGGCCCCTACAACCGCCGCACCTTCCCGTACTTCGACGAGATCCTGCGCGCGCTCTCGCCCGACGATCCCTGCCGCTACGTGACGCTGAAATGCAGCGCCCAGATCGGCAAGACGGCGATGCTGAACATCTTCATCGGCGGCACGATGGTGATGGACCCGTGCGACTTCCTGGTCGTCCACCCGACCGAGGAGAACGCGCGGCGCTGGTCGAAGCTGAAACTGCGGCTGCTGCTGCGCGGCACGCCGGCCCTGGACGCGATCTTCCCCGAGAAGAGCCGGGACGGCGGCGACTCGGTGTTCATGAAGGAGCATATCGACGGGCTGGGCTCGATCCTGATCAGCGGTGCCAACTCGCCGGCTTCGCTCAGCCAGGTCACCATGCCCCGCCAGGCGCAGGACGATCTCTCGAAATGGGAGATGAACAACGCCGGCGATCCCGAGACACAGGCCGACAGCCGATCCGGCTCGATCGAGTTCGCCAAGATCCTGAAGGCCAGCACGCCGCTGGTCATGCCGGGCTGCCGCATCACCAAGAACTTCAACGACGGCAGCCAGGAACATCCCTACGTCCCATGTCCGCACTGCCAGCACGAGCAGGTGCTGGAGTGGGAGAACATGCTGGCCGAGCTCGACGAGGACGCGCCCGACGCCGCCCACTTCACCTGCGTGAAGTGCGGCACCGTCATCGAGGAGCATCACCGCCCGCAGATGCTCGAAGGCCTCAAGTTTGTCGCGCACAATCCGAAGGCGGCGAACTACCATCGCAGCTTCTGGATCTGGTCGGCCTACAGCCCGCTTTACAGCTGGGGCCGCATCGCCCGCGACTGGCTGAAGGCGAAGGGCGATTCCGCCGCCGAGCACGTCTTCGCCAACGACAAGATCGGCAAGGCCTGGGAGACGAGGGGAGAGGCCCCGCCCTGGGAGAAGCTGCGCGACCGCGCGAACCAGAGCCACTATGGCCGCGGCACGATCCCGGCCGGCGGCCTGGTCCTCACCCTCGGCATCGATTGCCAGGCCGACTTCGTGGCCTGCCAGATCGTGGCCTGGGGCCGCGACTTCCGGCGCTTCGTCGTCGACTACATCGCGCTGCCCGGCCACATCTCGACCGAGGGCTGTCGCCAGAAGCTGAACGACCTGCTGCAGCAGACCTGGAAGAACGAGGCCGGCAACCGCATCGCGCTCGACGTCGCGGCGATCGACGGCAACGCCTGGACCGAAGACGTCTGGGACTGGGCCCGCCGGCACCCGCGGCACCGCCTGATGATGGTGCGCGGCGGCAATAACGACAATGCACCGCGCCTCGCCCGCGTGAAGAAGGAACGCAACGACCGCACCGGCCGGCTGCTGAAATGGGCCGGGCGCTTCTTCAACTTCAACGCCTCGATCATGAAGATGGCGCTCTATCGCGATCTCGCGAAGGAGGATCCGCTGGAGAAGGGCGGCGTCGCGTTCCCCCGCGGCCTCGACGACGCCTACTTCCAGGAGCTGACCGCCGAGCACCGCAAGCCGGTGAAGAAGCACGGCTTCACCCAGTGGCGCTGGGAGAAGGATCCGGCGCAGGCCAACGAGGCGCTCGACACGATGAACCAGGCCGAGGCCGCTGCCACCAAGTTCGGCGTGCGCGGCCTGCCCGACCAGACATGGAACCGCCTCGAGGCGGACCGCGAGAGCCCGCCGCCCGAATCGGCCCAGGGTGACATCGAAGACCTTCTCGGCAGCACGCCCGTGCGGCCGGCAGCTGTCGACCCCCGGGTCGCTCAGCGCCCCCGCGTTCGCAAAATGAGGATTGGCTGATGCCTGGAGTAACGCTCGAGCTGGCCGAGGCCAATCTCGCGCTATGGCTGGCCGCGTCGGCCGCCGTTTCGCGTGGACAGGAGTACGAGATCGATACCGGATCCGGTGGCCGCCGGCGCCTGCGGCGCGTCGATGCCGCCGAAATTCGGCAGCAGATCGACTATTGGCAGGGCTGGATGTCGAAGCTGACGCGCACGGCGCGCGGCCGCAGCGGCACCCGCTATCTCGTGCAATGAAGCCGGCTCGCAAGCGCAGCCTGCGCGGCCGCGTCGCGCTGGGCCTGACGGGGCTTGCCAAGTCGGTCCAGCGCGGCGCCATGGCGCTGGGCGGATTCGCGGCAGGCAAGGGCGGATACGACGCGGCCGACCGCAAGAGCCGCCGTACGCGCGGCTGGCTGCCGGGCGAGGGCAGTCCGGCGTCGGACATCCTGCCCGGCCTGGAGATCCTGCGCGGCCGCTCTCGCGACCTTGAGCGGAACAACCCGCTGGCGCTGGGCGCCATCCAGACCAAGGCAAACGGCGTTGTCGGCACCGGCCTGAAGCTGCGGGCGGATATCGACATCGACGTGCTCGGCATCGAGCCGAAGGCGCGGGCTGCGCTTCAGTACCAGATCGAGCGCGAGTGGGACCTGTTCGAGAAGGAGGCCGACTTCACCGGTCAGATGCACTTCTCCGACATGCAGAGGTTGATCTACCGCTCGGCCCGGGTCAGCGGCGACATCGCAATCGCCCGCCGTTGGCGGAAGCGGCCGGGGGATACCTACGGTACGCGCATCGTGCTGATCGAGGCCGATCGCATCAGCAACCCGAAGCGCGTCATGGACAGTGCCGAACTGCAGGGCGGCGTGAAGATCGCTTCCGACGGGGAAATCCTGGGCTACTACGTCACGGACAGGCACCCCGGCGACCTCATGACCCTGGGGTTGGAATGGAGCTACGTTGCCCGCCGTGGCAAGAGCGGCATCCTGCAGATGCTCCTGCCGGCACAGGTCTACCGTCCCGGCCAGGTCCGCGGCGTGCCGCTGTTCGCGCCGATCGAGGAGGCGTTGAAGCAGCTGGGCGACTATTCGGCCGCCGAGATCAAGGCTGCTATCAACGACGCGTATCTCTTCGCCTTCGAGCAGAGCGCGGCGGAGGATGACGGCGGCCCTTCGATAGCGGCGCCGGACGGCCAGCCGGCCGACGATGCCGGCGAACTGACCCTGTCGGACCTAGCGATCACGTCGCTGGCGCCGGGCCGCACGATCGAGGTGAAGAAGCCCTCGCGCCCCAATACGGCGTTCGACGACTTCGTGGGGGCGTTCTGCAAGCAGATCGGCGTGGCCCTGGAGCTGCCTTATGAGGTGCTGCTGGGCAAGTTCGATTCCTCGTTCTCTGCCTCGCGCGGTGCGCTCGAGGTCGCGTGGAAAGGCTTCCAGGTCGACCAGGCCTGGCTGATCCGCTCCGTGCTGGACCCGATCCGCGAGTGGCAGTTCACCGAGATGGTAGCCTCGGGCCGGTTCGATGCGCCGGGCTTCTTCGACGACCCGATCAAGCGCGCGGCCTGGCTCGGCCGCATCTGGATCGGCCCGACCCGCATCCAGATCAACCCGCAGGTCGAGGCCAACTCCGACAAGATCGACATCGACATGGGTACGAAGACCCGCGAGCAGGTGATGACGGAGCGCACCGGCGGCGACTTCGATACCAAGAGCAAGCAGGTGCTGCTGGAGCGCCAGGTCCTCGGTTCGACGACACCCGAGGCCGCAGTGCCCGCATCGTCGCCGGAATCGTCCACTTCGAAGGACGATGACGGGAAAGACGATGCCGACGGCAACAAGCAACCCGACTGAGAGGGCGGCAATGGTCAATCCGTGGCTTGCCCGCTTCGCGGGAGCGCCGGCGCTCGTCGCGCCGCACATGCGCGACCGGTTCGAAGCCTCCCTAACGGCGCTGGCCGCCCGGTTCGACACCGAGCTGGCGGCCCAACAGGACGGGGGAGACGACTTCTGGACCGAGCTCGGTCCCTACGCGAGCCGTCGCCTGCGGCCCTACAACGTCGTCAACGGCATCCTCGAATTGCCGGTGCGCGGCGTTCTGCTGCACGGCTTTCCCTACCAGTTCCTCGATTGGGCGACGGGTTACGAATACATCTGGAAAGCCTTTGACCGGGGGTTGGGCGACGATGCGGTAAAGGGCATCGCGCTCATCATCGATTCGCCGGGCGGCATGGTCGCCGGCAACTTCGACCTGGTGGACCGCATGTTCGCGGCGCGCGGCATCAAGCCGGTGCGGGCCTATGCCAGCGAGTACGCCTACAGCGCGGCCTACTCGATCGCATCGGCCGCCGACAGCATCACCCTGCCGCGCACCGGCGACGTCGGCTCGATCGGCGTGGTGACGACCCATCTCGACGTGTCCAAGGCCTACGAGGAGATCGGCTTCAAGGTCACCTTCATCTTCGCGGGCAAGCACAAGGTCGACGGCAACGCCTACGAGCCGCTGCCCGACGACGTGAAGGCCAGCATCCAGGCGGACATCGACTATCTCTACGGGATCTTCGTCGACACCGTCGCACGCAACAGGGGCCTCGACCCGAACACCGTTCGGGCCACCGAGGCCAACACATTCCGCGCCGACGAGGCGCTGGAAGCCGGGCTGGCCGACTTCGTCGGTCCGCTCGACAACGCCCTGGCCGATTTCGCGGCCGACCTCACCAACCCAGCAGGAGACGACACCGTGTCGGATCAGAAGGCGACCGTCACGGTTGCGTCGGTGAAGGCCGACCATCCGGACGTCGCGACCGCCCTCATCAACGAGGGCCGAGAAGCCGCCCAGGCGACGGCGAAAACGACGACCGAGACGGCAGTCGCCACGGCGCTCACCGCCGAGCGCGGCCGCGTGGCCAAGCTCGACGGCTTCGCCCGGACCTATGGCGGCAACGCCAACGCGCTGAAGATCATCGACGGCGCCAAGGCGGACGGCAGCAAGCCGGAAGACGTGGCCATGCAGCTGATCGAGTCGGGCGCCTCGGCCGCGGCCGGCGTGGTCGCCGGAATGGAGGGCGACGACGCGGGTGCAACGGGCGCCAGGCCCGCGGGCCTCGGCGGCACCCCCGCCGCGGCGCAGACGCCGGACGGCTGGAGCGCCGAGTGGAAGGGCAGCGACAAGCTGCAGGCCGAGTTCCCGACCGAAGGCGCCTATGTGGCCTTCAAGAAGGACGAGCAGCGCAGGAAGGGAGGCCGCTAAATGACGACCCTGGCAGCCGACAAGGTTCGGACCCACTACTACTCCGGGGACCCGGTCACGAGCGAATATCCCGTGATCGCCGCCGACATCATCTACCGCGGCGCGGCCGTCGGCGAAAACGGCTCGGGCTATGCCCGTCCGCTCGTCGCCGCCGACCCGTTTCTGGGCTTCGCCGAAGCCAAGGTCGACAATGCCGCCGGCGCGGCCGGCGACAAGTCGGTGTTCGTTCGCCAGAAGGGCTTCATCGAACTGCCGATCTCCGGCCTCGCCATCACGGCGAACGACCGCCCCGGCGTGTACGCGTCCGATGACGACACCTTCACGCTGACCTCTTCCAGCAACACGCTGATCGGCTACGTCGATCGGTGGATCTCAACCGGCCTGGCCGTTGTCGAGTTCGACAGCGCCTACCAGCGCATGGGCTAAGGAGCACCCGCCATGTATCCGTCGCAGTATCAGTCCATCACGACCCGCGGGGTGCGGGGCATGCTCCTGCAGGCCCTCGAAACCGGCGCCGCGTCGTGGATCAACGACCTCGTCATGCGCACCACGTCGGACCAGGCTTCGGAGAACTATGCCTGGCTCGGGGCGCCGCCGGCCATGCACGAGTTCATCGGCAAGCGGAAGCTCGAGCAGCTGCCGGAAGTAAGCTTCGCGATCTCCAACAAGGATCACGAGGCCAACCTCGTCATCAAGTCGAAGGATATGCGCCGCGACAAGCTGGGCATGATCCAGACGCGCGTCAATCAGCTCGCCGACCGGGTCAACGACTACCCGGCGACGCTGCTCTCGACGCTGATCCTCAACGGCGGTGCCTCGCTGGCCTATGACGGACAGTATTTCTTCGACACCGACCATTCGGAAGGGTCGAGCGGAAGCCTGTCCAACTCGATCAGCGTCGACATCACCACCACGACCGCGCCGACGGCGGACGAGATGGCGGTCGCGATCATGGCAGCGATCCAGAAGATGTACGGCTTCAAGGACAATGCCGGCCAGCCCATGAACCAGAACGCCCGCGCGTTCACGGTCATGGTGCCGACCACGTTCATGACCGCCGCGTTCCAGGCCGTGACGGCGCTCCTCGGGGCCAACGGTCAGTCGGCGATCATCCCGTCGCTGCGCGACAAGTTCACGATCAACGTCGAGGTGAACCCGCGGCTGGATGCGTCCTGGACCACGAAGTTCTCGGTGTTCCGCACCGACGGCAACGTGAAGCCCTTCATCCTCCAGGAGGAGGAGGGCGGTCGCGACGTGATCGCCTTGGGCGATGGCTCCGAATACGAGCAGATGAACAAGGAGCAGATCTTCGGCGTCGATTGGGCCGGAAACGTCGGCTACGGCTACTGGCAGGGCGCCGTCCTCGTCACGTTCACCTGATGCGGGTCCCTCGCGCGCGACGGCGCGTGAGGGCTACCGACGTCATTGCGAAAGGACCGTTCCATGAAGACGACGATTGTTCAGCTGGCTGGAAATGTTCCGGCCGGCACCAGGCTCTGGCTCACGGGCGAGCAGGCCGTGGCGCGAGCGCACCTGCTCTCCGCCGACAAGCCGAACGAGCTTGAGAAGGTCGAGGCCGATATCGCCCGTGCCAAGCAGGCCACCGCCCGCGCCCGCAAGGACAAGGATGAGTCAGCGATCGAGCGCGCCGAAGGCGATCTGGAGTCCGCGCGCAAGGCTCTGGCCAGACGGCGTCTCTACACGACGAATGGACAGACCGCTTTCAAGGCCGGTGAAGAGATCGCGATCGAAAGCGATCTGGATCGCGGCCTCGAGCAGATGCTCGGCATCGCGCCGGTCGAGCCGGCGCGGGCGCAGAAGCCTGTCGATCGCAGCGCGAAGAAGAGCAAGGCCGAACAGAAGGCGGCCGAAGAGGCGGAGCAGAAGGCGGCCGAAGAGGCCGGGTGGACCGCGGCCTATGACGCCAGCGCCGAGCTCAAGGCGCAGTTCCCGAAGGCCGCCGACTACATCGCCAGCCGCCGCGCATAGCGCGCCCGCTACCCGGCAGCTCCGCCACCACCGCATCCTCTCATTCCAGGAGAAGCCGTCATGGCCGCTTCAGTTCAGATCGGCGAGAAGAACGGCGCCGGTGCGACCTTCACCGACAAGACGTCGGGCACGATCCGCTTCAAGAATGCCGACGACGCCACCGTCGACACCAACAACCCGATGGTCGTGCCTGCTTCGGGCACCGACTTCAGCTTCGAGAAGTGGCTGCGCTTCAAGGTCGCCTCGGGCACCTACACCGAGATCACGAACGTCCGCGCTTACATGGACGGCGCCAGCGGCTTCGGCACCGGCGTCTCGCTCTATGCCAAGGCGGTGAGCAGCTACGCCACGCCGGCCGAGGCCGCCTCGACCTCGGGTTATTCCAGCGCCTTCGGCTACACCTCGGGCTCGCCGTTGGTGCTGGGCGCCGGTCCCTTCACCTCGACCGGCGAGAAGGCCGACCACCTCGTCATGATGATGACCGTGGCCGACACCGCGTCCGGCGGCATGCTGCCGGGCGAGACGCTCACCGTCGCCTGGGACGAGATCTGATCGTGGCGCAGCCCAAGGAAGGGGCCGTCGAGCCCGACTCGCTGCGCACGTCAGCGCTCAGGATTCTCGACGGCGGCTCGGTCGCGCCGGCGCCGTTCGAGATTGGCCACGATGAGGGCATCCGCTTCGCCACCGATGGCCGCGGCCGCTTCCTCGTCGTCATGCCCGACCTGCCGGAGCCGCGCCTGTTCAAGCGCCGCGCCCACAAGGGCGTCGGCGGCGGCGCGCCCCGCGCGGTCGAATGGCTGGTCGTCGAATTGCCTGACGGCGTGCGCCTCTACCTCTCCGAAGGCGGCGCCGTGCTGACCCGCGCCGACCTCACGCCCTGATGCCGGCCACCGCCACCCTCGACGCCGTCCTCGAGGTCGAGGAGGAGGGCTTCGAGAGCGAAGACGATCGCGCCGCCTTCTTCGACGAGGACGAGTTCGCGACTCCCGTCACCTGGGAGACGCAGGCCGGCGGCTCCGTCGAGTTGCTGGGACTGTGGAACGCCCCGGTCGCCAGCGAGCCCGGCCTCGCGACCGTCGAGGTCACGCAGGCGCTGCCCTCGCTGGCCTGCCGCACGCGCGCCCTGCCGGCAGCCGCCGCCCAGGGCGATCGGCTGTTCGTCGAGGGCACCTGGTGGAGCGCGCGCGAGATCCGGCCGGATGCGACCGGCATGGCGGTGATCGACCTCGAAAAGGCGTAAGGCGATGGCCGAGCAGACGATCAAGACCGCAGCAACCCCGCTCGACGATGCCGTGCAGGCGCTGGCCGCCGATCCGATCCTGACGCGCACCGCCAAGCTGCGCCGCATTGCGGCGGTCCGCGGCGCCGGCTGCCTCGAGGCGCTGGCCGCCAGGGTGCCGCACACCTTCACCCGCAAGACCAAGGCCGGCACCGTCGCGGTCACCGTGAATGCCGTCGACAACCTCGTCGCCGGCCAGCCGGTCGAGGGCGCCGTCGGCGTCCGCATCTCGGCCACCCTCGACGGCAAGCCGCTGGCCATCGATCCCGACCGTGAGTTCGTGAACCCGCCGCTGCGTTTCGTCACGCCGGACGGCGAGAACGAGACCACGGTGCCGGCCTCGATCGGGCCCGGCGGCATCGAGAGTCCGGCGCGCACCTTTCGCTGGCGGGAAGACCCCGTGGCCTGCATCCTGCAGGACATCGCCGATCAGATCCGCGCCGAGCTCGAAGCGAAGCGGGCCGGCTGATGGCGACTCTGACCGTCTATTCGGGCACCGGCGACGGGTACATCACTTCGTCCAATGCTACCTATTCGACGGCGCGGGCAGGCAGCGGTCTTGAAGCGGATTCCGCGGCGCCCGCGCTGGCCGTGGGGCAATACTACGACGCCGGCGCGGGATACGTCGTTTGGGAATCGTTCTTCCGATTCGATACGTCGTCCCTGACGCCGGGTGCAACTGTCAGCGCGGCGGTCCTGTCCGTCGTGCTCTATCCGGGCACCGACGCCACGACGACGGACTTCACGTTGGAGGCACGGTCGTCGAGTTGGGGTGGCACGCTGCAGACCAGCGACTTCGTAGCCGGCGCCAGTCTCTCATCGGCCACCCTACTGGCGTCGCGCACCACCAACGCGATGACGGCGGATGACACCCGCTACGATCTCACCAGTGATGCCGCCTTCCCGGCGGCGGTCAGCAAGACCGGCAACACCGACCTCTTCCTGTCGTCGTCGCGCCAGCGTGGCAACAACACGCCGACCGGCTTCGAATACCAAGGCTACTACTCGGCCGACGAGTCCGGAACGACCAAGGACCCGCGCCTCGTCGTCACCTACACGACGGCGACCACCGTCACGAAGACGCTGACGCTCGACGCCGCCCTGCGCCGCACCCGCACCGCCGCCATCACCCTCGACGCCGCGCTGCGCCGGGCGCGCTCGGCCGCGGTTACGGTCGACGCCGCCCTGCAGCGGCTGCGCACGGCCGGCGCCGTGGTCGATGTCGCGGTCTCCCGGGCGCGGGCGGCCACCGCCGCCGTCGATGCACGGCTGATCCTGCCGCGCAGCCAGCCGGCCACGCTCGACGCAGCAATCAGCCAGGCGCGGCTGGCGCTGGCCTCGATCGATGCGCGGCTGGTCCTGGGCCGCAGCGGACAGGCCAGCCTCGATGCCGCCGTCGCCAGCGGGCACGCGGCGGCCGCCACCGTCGATGCCCGCCTGGTCGTGCCGCACGACCGGCCGGTCACCCTCGACGCGGCGCTGCAGGCGACCCGCGCCGCCACGGCGGCGATCGACGCCAGGCTGATCCGGCAGCGCAGCCAGCAGGCCGCGCTCGACGCCGCACTGCGCACCGGCCGGGAATCCGACGCGGTGCTGGATGCCGCCGTGCAGACCGCCCGCGCGGCGGCCGCCACCCTGACGGCGGCCCTTGCCCGCCAGCAGGCGGCAGAGGCCGCCCTCGACGCCGCCCTGCAGGCCGAGGCCACCGCCGTCGCCACCCTGGACGCGCGGCTGATCCTGCAGCGCGACCGCACGGCGTCGCTCGACGCGGCGCTGCAGGTTCCTCACGCCAGCACGGCGACCCTCGATGCGCTGCTGCTGGGCGCCAGCCAGCACGCGCTGACCGCGACCCTCGACGCCGCCCTGCGCCGGGTGCGCAGCGTCTCGGCGGGCCTGACGGCGGCGCTGCGCGATCGGCGCGAGGTCGCGGCCGCCCTCGACGCCGCCCTGCGCGCCGGCTCGCTGACGACCGCCAGCCTGGACGCTGCCCTGGCGCACGGCCGGGCTGCCTCGGCGACCCTGACCGCCATCCTGGCGGTGCGCCGCAGCGCCTCGGTCGGCCTCGACGCCGCGATCGCCCGCCGCCGAACGGCGTTCGCCCTGCTGGACGCGGCGCTGCAACGCCCGCGCACCGTCTCTGCCACGGTGGATTCGATCCTGGCCCGCGCCCGGGCCGTCGCCGCCGGGCTCGACTCGGCGCTGCGCCGCGGCCGGACCGCGCCGGCCAGCCTCGACGCCGCCCTGCGCCGGGCCTACGCGCTCGCCGCCACGCTCGACGCCCATCTCGCCTTGCTGAGCGCCGGCGCGGTGACCGCGTCGCTCGATGCCTGGGTGACCCGCCGCCTGCGCCGCGGCCTCGAAACGGACGACGATCGCGCGACCTTCCTCGAGCGCGGCCATCGCGCCACCTGGCAGACGGAAGCCGGCGAGACCGCGACCTTCTCCGGCCTGTGGGCCGGGCCGTGGAGCGCCGGCGAGTTCCGCCTCACCGGCGCGACGCCGCGGCTCACCTGCCGAAGCCGCGATCTGCCGCCCAACGCGGGGCAGGGCGACCGGGTGTTCGTGGCAACCCGCTGGTGGCGGGTCCGCGAGATCCGCCGCGACGGCACCGGGATGGCGACCGTCGACCTGCAACGCTGAAGGAAACCGCATGCTTCATGCCCGTAGCCAGATCGTCCTTGCGGCGGTCCAGATTTTGACAGGCCTCGCGACGACGGGTCCGCGTGTCCACGCGGGCCGTGCATGGCCCGTCGAGAGCGGGGCGACGCCCTGCCTGCTGGTCTACGCCCGACGCGAGCAGAGCGGGTCCGACACGATGGGCGGGCCGTCGCGCAAGCTGCGGCGCGAGCTCACCCTCTCGGTCGAGGGCCTCGTCGCCGAAACCGACGACAGCGACGCCACGCTCGACGCCATCGCCTTCGAAGTCGAGACCGCGCTGGCGGCCGACCCGAAGCTGGGCGGCCTCTGCCTCGACCTCGAAATCTCGGGGACGGACATCGCGGCCAATGCCGAGGGCGACACGCGCCAGGGCCGCATCCGGCTCGACTTCACGATCTTCTACCGCACGGCCGCCAATGCGCCGGGCGTCTCGGTGTAACGAAAGGAGCTGGCAATGGGCACGCATTCGGGGAATGGCGGCAGCGTCAAGGTCGACGGCGAACTGGTCGCCGAGGTCGTGTCGTTCGACCTGACCATCCGCATCGGCACGATCGACGACAGCGCCATGGGCGACGAGTGGGAAAGCTACATCACCCATCTCAAGGGCTGGAGCGGCACCATGAACTGCCACTGGGACGAGAGCGATACCGACGGGCAGAACGCGCTCACCATCGGCACCGAGGTCGCGCTGTCGTTGGGGCCGGAGGGCCATGCCAGCGGCGACATGGTCTATAGCGGCACTGCCATCGTCGAGGAGATCGGCATCTCGGCCTCCAAGGACAGCGTGGTCAGCCGCAACTTCACCTTCCGCGGCAAGGGCCCGCTGGTCGAGGCGGCGGTGACGCCGTGAGCCTCATAGAGAAGCTGAAGGACGACTTCGCCAGCCGCCGCCGCAAGCTCGAGGTGCTGGGCGAGGAAGTGTGGGTGACGCCCATGACGGTGGGCGAGAACACCGTGATCGGCGCCCTCTATCCAAACGACAGCGCCGCGCGCTCGGTCGAGACCCTGGTGCGCAAGTGCCGCGACGCCGAGGGCAAGCCGATCTTCACGAAGGACGACAAGGAAGCGCTGCGCAGTCTCGTCGCCGGCGACCGGCTGGGGCCGATCTTCGCCGCCATTCATGGCCCGTCGACAGCCGAGCTGGAAAAAAAATCGGAGACAGACGATCCCCCGAATACGTGAGGCTCGCTCTCGCGGATCGTCTGCACAGGCTTCCCTCCGAGATCGATGCCATGCCGGTCGAGGATTACAACGCCTTCCTGGTCTACCTGACCCAGGAGGCGACCGAGCGCGAGAAGCGCCGCAAGGCCGGCAAGGCCCGCTGACCCGCACCCGTTCATCCACCGCCCACCCATGAGGCTCCCCCATGCCGTTCGACGGTGATGCCCGCTGGCAGATCGAGATCGGCGCCGTCGACCGCTCGGCCCAGGCCTTTGCGGCCGTCGATCGCCGCATGCGCGAATCGTCCCGGCAGGCGATGGCGCTGGGCCAGCAGACGTCGCTGGCGAACAACGTCGCCACGGCGGCAATGACGCGGCTCAGCGCCGCGCTGGCGCCGCTGGCCGCCGGTTTCACCGCCGCGGCGGTCGCCTCGCGCATCTGGGAAGCGGGGATGAAGGCCGCCAACATGGGCGAGCAGGCCGAGCAGATCGGCCTGACCACCGACCAGCTGCAGGCCTACCGTCTGGCGGCAGCCCAGGCCGGCATCGAGGCCGAGCAGATGGACGGCGCGATGATGCGCCTGGCGCGCGCCATGGGCAGCGCCAACGACGGCAGCGACGAGGCGATCGCGCGGTTCGAGAAACTGGGCGTGAAGATCCTCGATTCCGGGGGCAACCTGCGCAAGGCCGCCGACGTGATGCCGGAGCTGGCGCGGGGGCTGCTGCAGATCGGCTCCGAGACCGAGCGGGCGGCGCTGATGCAGGAACTGTTCGGCCGCTCGGGCGCGCGCCTGGTCACGGTGCTGGGGCAGATTGCCCAGGGCAACGACGCGGTCGTGGCCTCGGCCAAGGCGCAAAAGGCGGTGATCGGCGAGGAGGTCATCAAAGCCTGGGACGAGCTCGACGACCAGATGAAGGTCGCGGCCCAGCGCATGGACACCTTCCTCGCCACGGTCGGCAAGCCGATCGCGGTGGGCGCGCTGCAGGCGATCAACTTCGAGATCGACAAGATCACGCTCGGCCTGCGCCTGGCCCAGAAGGGCTTCGACTGGCTGACCAGCAAGGCGGCCAACTCGGCCGGCGGGCTCGACAAGCAGATCGAGGGGATGAACGCCGACATCGTGGCCTTCATGGGCCGCGGCCACGCGGTCGACGACCCGGTCGTGCAGGACATCATCAAGCGCCGCGACGCGCTGACCGCCCAGCTCAACGCGATGCCGCCGACCATGCCGGAGATCACGGTCACCGCCCCGCAGGGCGGGGCGAGCAATCCCCTGAGCAACGGCGCGAAAAAGGCCGGCGAGAAGTCCGCCGCCGACGCGCTGCGCGAATCGCAGCGTCAGATGGACGAGCTGGTCGCCCTGATCGAAAAGCAGCGCCAGGCCGCCGATGCGATCGAGGACCGGTTCGGCACCGGCGCCGAGACGCTGGCGCGCAAGACGCAGGAGCTGGCCGATATCCAGCACCTGCTGGCGCCCGAGACGGCGCAGCGCGCCATGCAGGACCTGACCGACAAGGCCGACGACCAGGCACGCGCGATGACCGGCGCCGCCGGCGGCTTCGACGGCTTCATGGCCGGGATCGAGCAGGGCATCGCCGACATGGCCCGGGTCAATACCGAGTTCGAGACCGGCAAGCAGATGGTGGACCTGATGAGCGATGCCATCACCGACCTCGCCATGGGCGCCGAGGTCGACTTCGGCAAAATCCTGAAGTCGTTCCTCAACATGATGATCCAGATGGAAATCAAGGCCGCGGCCAGCTCGCTGTGGGGCGCGATCGGCGGCGGCGGCGGCATCGGCGGTTTCATCGGCGGCCTGTTCGGCGGTGGCGGGGGTGTCACCGCCTCGGGCGGCGGCTTCGACATCGGCGCCGCGTCCGGCCTCGCCGGGGGGTGGATGCCGGGCTTCGCCGACGGTGGCCGCCCGCCGCTGGGCCGTCCCTCGGTCGTCGGCGAGCGCGGGCCCGAGCTGTTCGTGCCCGACAGCGCCGGGACGATCTTCAACCGCGAGCAGCTGGGCGGGATGGGCGGCGAGACCACCATCGTGGTTCAGCAGACCGTCCATGTCGGCGAGTACGTCACCAGCACCCAGTATATGAGCGGGCTGCGCGAGGTGAAGAAGGCCGCCGAGGAGGGGGCCAAGGCCTCGATCATATCCATGCGCAAGCGTGGCGGCCTCACCGACGTGTTCAACTGATGGCCGTTACCTATCCGCGTGCCTGGCCCGACCTGCGGGGTGTGGCCGAGATCGCGTTCACGCCGTTCAGTGTCTCGGCCATGAACGTCTCGCCGCTGTCGCTCGAGGCCCAGGTCTATGACTGGCCGGGCGAGCGCTGGGAGGTCGACGTCTCCTTCGTTGCCATGAAGCGCGCCGACGCGGAGCGCTGGATCGCCTTCTTCACATCGCTGCGCGGCAAGGTCGGGTCCTTCACCCTGGGCGATCCGGCGGGGCAGGTGCCGCGCGGCACCGCCTCCGGCTCGGTCACCGCGACGGGCGACGCGCGCGCCCGCACCGTCACCCTGTCGGGCGGGTCCGGGACCCTGCTCGCCGGCGACTGGATCAGCTTCGAGTCGCACCGGCGCCTGCACAAGGTGCTGGCCGACGTCACCCTGGGCGGCAGCGCGTCCTGCGAGATCTGGCCGTCCCTGCGCGCCGCGTTGTCCGGGGCGGCGGTCGCCCTCTCGGGCGCCAAGGGACGCTTCATGCTGATGGAGCCGCCGCGCTGGTCGATCGGCCTGGCGGACATCTACCGGCCGCCCTCGATCAAGGCCTACGAGGACCGGCGGCCGTGAAGGACAAGGCACCATGAGTCGCGATCTCACCCCGGCGATGTCGGACGGTCTCGGCGCGCCGACCGTTGCCCCCGTCCTGTTGTTCGAGCTGGAATTCTCGACCGTCCAATATCTGTGGACCGGCGTCGGCGTGCTGACCTGGAACGGCCACGACTATCTCGGCCTGGGACGGTTCATCGAACTCTCGCCGGTCGAGGAGACCGACAAGATCGAGGCCCGCGGCTTCACCATCAAGCTGGCCGGCGCCCGGCCCGAGGATGTCGAGCTGGCGTTGACCGAGCTGCAGACCCGCAAGCCGGGCCTGGTCCGTTTCGGTCTCCTCGATGACAGCGGAGCGCTGGTCGCCTCGCCCAAGGTCTGGTCGCGCGGCCGGCTCGACATCGGCAAGGTCGACGATTCGGACACCGCCAATCCGCTGATCGTGCTGCAGTACGAGAACGAGCTGATCGACCTCGAGCGGCCGCGCGAGTGGCGCTACACGGACGAGCACCAGAAGCTCCTGCACGATGGCGATGCCAGCCTGCGCTACATCGCCTCCTATGCCGACAAGGTCATCTACTGGGGGCGGGGATGAGGCGCATCGAGGGCTGGGAGCGGCGCTTCGCCGACTACCTGCTGGCCCGCAAGGACATTCCCTTCGAATGGGGCGCCAACGACTGCGCCACCTTCATGTTCGGCGCCGTGGCCACGATCACCGGGCAGGCGATGCGCCCCGTCACCTGGTCGTCGGCACTTGAAGCGGCCCGCGTGATCGAGGCGGATGGTGGGCTCGGTAACGCGGCCTGTGCGCCCCTGGGCCGTCCGTCGCAGAACTGGCGCGAGATCAGGCGCGGCGACGTCGCCACCATCGACCAGGACGGCCGCCCCGCGATCTGCGTTTGCACCGGTCAGACACTTTGCGGGCCGGGTCCGAACGGGCTGGAGCATCTGCCGCTAGATCGGGCGATCAACGTCTGGAAGGTCGGGTAAAACCTATCGGACCTCGATGGCCCGGCTGCGTTCCATGATCTTCGTCCTGCCGTGCGAGGCGGCGACCTCGGCGATGGTGCAGGTGATGGAGCCCGGCGCGGCCGTGACGCCGATCTCGAAGAAGTAGGTCTGTCTCGAGGCCAGATCGAACGTTCGGTGCGTCTCGCCGCTCCAGTTGCCGCGAGGGTCGTTGCGCGCCGCGGGCGACGTCATGAATGCGAAGCCATCAATCGCACATCCGAGGTCGTGGCTGCCTGCCGGCAAGTCCGCCCTGATCCAAGCGTTCGAACCGATCGTGCCAAGGTGACGCTTGCCGGACAGCACCGCGAAACTGTCTCCGGCCCGAGAGACATAGAAATACGCGGCGGCAGATCCGGCAGAGGGCGGCTGAAACTGCTTGCCCTCCGCATCTGCCTGAGCGCCGGCGAGCGGCACTGACGGTGCGCAGGCCCCAAGGGTCAGTGCGGCCAAGACCGCCACGATCAATCTCCGCATAGAGCGAGCATATCGATGCACCACGTAAACCTCAACGGCGGGTCGGCATGCTGCTGATCGGCCTGTTCGCACTGGTTCTGATGCTGGTGCCGGGAGAGGCGCAGGCGGCGCCGATTTTCGTGCCGATCTTCTTGGCGGTTGGCATGTCTGCGTTCTGGGCGGGTGTCGCCTCGTTCGTGCTCACCACCGTCCTGACGATGGCGATTTCCTTCGCCGTCAGCTCGCTCCTGAAGCCTGCCAGTTCGGCGCGAGGGCAGACCTTCCCCGGCACGTCGCAGCCGGTGATCGACAACAAGATCAACGTGCGCCAGCCCACGGCGCCGCGGCAGGTAATCTATGGCGAGGCGCGGGTCGGCGGCGTCTTCGGCTTCATGCACGCGACGAACAGCAACAAGTTCCTGCACCTGATCGTTCTTTGTGCCGGGCATGAGGTGCACCAGTTCGCCCAGGTGTGGATCGGCGACGAGGCCTTCGTCGCGCACGAGAATGCCGGCTCGGCGGCGCCGGGCGACCTGGTCATCGATGCCAACGGCTTCGTGCCGTCGCCCAGCCAGTTCGCCGGCAAGTTGCGGGTCCGGCCGTTCAAGGGCGCGCCCGGCCAGGTCATCGATGCCGACCTGCTGGCCGAGTGCAGCGATGTCCTGACGGATGCAGACACCTTCGCCGGCATGGCCGGGGTTTATATCCGCCTCGAGTTCGACCAGGCGATCTTCCGCGACATCCCGAACATCACCTGCGTCATCAAGGGCAAAAACGACGTCTACGACCCGCGCACCGACACGACCGGCTGGTCGGTCAATTCGGCGCTGATCGTCGCCAGCTATCTCTGCGATCCTGTCTATGGCATCGGCGTCGACTATGCCGGCGGCATCGTCGAATCGGCGCTGATCGCCTCGGCCAACGGCTGCGACGAGCAGGTCGAGCTGGCCGGCGGCGGCATGGAGAGCCGGTTCGAGACCTACGGTTCCTTCAAGTCGAGCGACAAGCCGCGCGAGATCCTGGGCCGCCTGCTGGGCGCCATGCACGGCCGCGCGCCCTATGACGGCGAGCGCTGGCGCATCCTGGCTGGCATCTACCAGTCGCCGACCATCACGATAACCGAATCCGACCTGCGGGCCGGTCCGACGGTGCAAACCCTGGTGTCACGGCGCGACCGCTTCAACGCGGTCAAGGGCACCTACATCAACCCGGCGACCTTCTGGCAGGAGGCCGACTTTCCGCCGATCGTGTCGGAGAGCTATGCGATCCTCGACGGCGAGCCGATCTACAGCGACATCGTGCTGCCCTTCACCCGCGCCGCCTCGATGGCGCAGCGCATCGCCAAGATCAGCCTGCTGCTGTCGCGGCAGGAATTCTCGGTCACCTTGCCGGGTAAGCTGTCCCTGTGGCGGCATCTGGCCGGCGACACGGCCTGGTTCAACTATCCGCGCTACGGCTGGACGGCCAAGCCCTTCGAGGTGCGCGACGTCACCTTGGCGCTCGATGCCGAGAACAGGCTGGCCTGCGACCTCACCCTGGCGGCGACCAGTCCCGAAGTCTACGACTGGGCGACCTCAGAGGAGGTGCCGGTCGATCCGAATCCGGGCACCGGCGGGCCGGACCCGAACACCGTGGCGCCGCCGACGAACCTCACCGTCACCGAGGAGGTCTACGAAACCGCGCCGGGCCAGGGGGTGAAGAGTCGGCTGCTGATCGACTGGGACCCGTCGCCCGATGGCTTCCTGCTGGCCTACCAGGTCGAGATGAAGCCGCAGTCGGTGACGGACTGGGATGCGACGCATATCCTCGGCCGCACCGCCACCACCGAAACCCACTGGACCGTCGATGACGTCGCGGTCGGCTACTACCACGTCCGTGTCGCGGCGATTAACCATCTCGAGAAGCGCTCGACCTTCATCCAGGAGAGCGTGACCGTCTCCGGCGACACAGCCCCGCCGGAAGACGTCACCGGCTTCACCCAGACGGCCGGCGTCTCCGGCTTCACGACCTTCGAATGGGATGCCGCGGTCGACGAGCGCGCCCGCAACGGCACCGTCGAGATCCGCTTCCAGGCGGTCACGACCGGCGCCACCTGGGGCGACGCCACGACGGTGTTCACCGGCGCCGGCACCACGACGAACGCCGTGCTGCTGACCGAGATCGGCACCTATCTGATCAAGTTCCGGTCGGCCACGGGCGTCTATTCGACCGACGCCGCCACGGTGGTCATCACGACCAAAGAGCAGCCGCAGGTCGGTGTCGAGATCGTCGACACCCTGCCGGCGACCGACCTCTACGACGGCCGCATGGTCTATCTCACCACCGACGGCAAGCTCTACCGCTATGACGAGACCCTGGGCGCCTGGACCGCCGCGGTTCCGGCCGAAGACATCACCGGCCAGATCACCGACGACCAGATCGCCGACATGGATGCGGCGAAGCTCACCGGCGAGATCACCGGGACACAGATCGCCGACGATTCGATCTCGACGCCGAAGCTGCAGGCCGGCGCCGTGGTCACCGCCAAGCTCGCCGCCCAGGCCGTCACCGCGGAAAAGATCCTGATCGCCGACTTCACGAACTTCGTCGTCAACTACAGTTTCAGCCTCGGCACGGGCGGCTGGGCTACGGTGGCGAATTCCGGAGTCACGTCAGGCAACGGCTACAACGGCTCCGGCTATCACCTCGCGATCTCGACGGGCTTCTCCACTGGCATCATCCAGAACGAGAACGTCTTCACGGTCACCCCGGGGCAGGTCTACGTCCTGAAGGCCGTGGTGCAACGGCTCTCGACGCCGAACGTAGGCATCAGCGTCAAGCTGAAGTTCATGGACGCCTCGAATGCCGAGGTCTCCGGCGCCGGCAACGTGCTGACCTGGACCTCGGCGAGCAGCAGCTCCTACACCGAAAAGGTCACGACCTCGGCGAACATCGTCGTGCCGGCCACTGCCACGCAGGCCGTGGTCCAGATCTACAAGTCGTCGGGATCGAACCTGTCCGGCGGCACCTATCGTGTCGGCTCGGTCTCGGTGCTGAAGAAGGGCGGCGGCGAGGTCATCGTCGATGGCTCCATCCTGGCGGCGAACATCGCGACCAACGCGATCACCGCCGACAAGATCACGGCCGGTGCCGTCACCGCGGCGAAGCTCAGCGTCTCGACGCTATCGGCGATCGCCGCTGACATGGGCTCGCTCACGGCCGGCACGGTCACGGGCGCCATCCTGCGCACCAGCAGCGGCAACACCCGCATCGAGATGCGCGGCGACGGGCTGTTCCCGAACGCGATCACGCCCTACGTCAACATCGGCGGCGTCTCGACCCCCGTGGCGACCTTCGGTGGCGACATCACGACCGGGCTGGGGGTGCTGCAGATCGCCGGCAACCTGCCGATCTCCTACCCGATCCGCGCCGTCAACGAATCGACGACCGGCGGCGGCGGCGGTGACGGCGGCGGGGCGGCGAAGCTCCAGAGCACCGGCGGGTGGACCCTGGAAGTGACCCAGACCACGGCGGGGGCGGGATCGCCGTCGCCGAACACCGCGATCCGCGGCGCCAGTTCGACCGGCGGCACGGCCGATATCGGCCGCTCCAGCGGTGCCGGCAGCTGGTCGGTCTATGCCGTCAGTGGCGCCGGGTACGGTCCCTTCACCGGGGCGCATGATGGCCTCCTGCCGGTGGCCGTCGCGCCCGAGGTCGGGGACCTGCTGGTCGACGATGCGGTCGTGGCGAAGTCGATCTCGGATGTCCTCTGCACGATGACGTTGTCGGCGTCGGCGAACCAGGCCGGCGTGCTGGGCGTCTTCGTCAACCGCTACGCCCCGATCGCCGAATGGGCGCCGGCGGCGATGACGGAAGCCGATGGCATCACGCCGGTGGCGGAGTGGGTGTACTACCTCGCGTCCCACGATCTGGTCGTCATCAACGCCGTGGGCGAGGGCAGCGTCAATGTCTGCGGCCAGGGCGGCGACATCGCCAAGGGCGATCTGCTCTGCGCCTCCGACTTGCCGGGCAAGGCGATGAAGCAGGCCGACAACATCGTGCGCAGCACCTCCGTCGCCCGCGCGCGCGAGGACATGACCTTCGCCGCACCGGAAGAGGTCAAGCAGATCGCCTGCGTCTACGGCTGCGGCTGACGGCGAACGCCGAACGCCGAACGCCGTTCGCCCTTCGCCCTTCGCCCTTCAAACAGGAGCTGCCATGTCCGATCCCGTCGTCATGCCGCGCGAGGCGCTGGAAGCCATGCTCGAGGATGCCGCCGAGCGAGGCGCCAAGAAGGCGCTCGCAACTGTCGGCCTCGGCGACGAGGAAGCGCCTGAGCACATCCGTGGTCTCCGCGACCTCTTCGCCATGTACCGCGTCGTCCGCAACGGCGCCCTGAAACAGATCGGTCAGGGCATCGCGCTCGTGCTGATCGGCGCCCTTGTCCTGTTCGTCTCGACGAAGATCCCAACCAAGTAGGTTCCCCATGCTCGATCGATACACGGCAGAGCTCCGCTCGCCGGCGCTTCCGCTCGTCTACGGCGCCAGGAACAAGGACGTGAAGCGGGTACAGGAATGGCTCACGCTGCAGGGCTTCGCGACCGGGATCGACGAAGACTTCGGTCCCGCCACGCGTGCCGCCGTGATCGCCTTCCAGACGGCGCGGGGCTGCCTCCGCGATCACAACGAAGGCGTCGTCGATGCCGAGACCTGGGGCGCCCTGATCGCGCCGTTGGCCGGCGCCGAGGTCCTGCAGACCGGCGCCTCGAGCTTCGGTGATGCCGTCTGCCGCATCGCCCGTGCGCATCTGGCCGCGAAGGCTCGCGAGGTCGGCGGTGATAACCGTGGCGCGTGGGTGCGCCACTACGGTCGCGGGCTCGACCAGTCCGTCGTCGACTTCTTCCCGTGGTGCCAGGCCTTCGCCAATCACCCGTGGTTCCGCGCCGCTCGCGAATTGAACGTGCCGCTGCCGTTCCCCCTGACCGATGCCGGCGGCTCGCCGTCCTACTACGTGCCCTGGGTCGCCGACTCCGCGCGCCGTGCCGGCAAGTTCCGCAACGGCGCCACGACCAAGGAGAGAATCCCGCCGGGCTCGTTCTTCTTCGTGCCGGGTGCGCGCGGCGGCGAGCACTCGCACATCCACGTCGGCATCGTCCTGGCCGACGACGGCACGACCATCCGCACAGTGGAGGGAAACACGAACGAGGCCGGCGGCTCCAACGGCTACTGCGTCGCCGAACGCTTCCGCAAGAAATCCACCAACGACTACGGGCTGATCTGAGGAGGCCGCGATGAGCATCACCAAGGACGAAGTCGCCGCCTTCATGCGGCACGTCTACACCGCCGTCGGCGCCGGGACCGTGGTCGCCGTGGCGTTCGGTTTCATGAGCCAGGAAGACGCCGACAAGGCGATCGACCTGCTGAAACAGGCCGGCGAGGGCGTTGGCATCGTCGTCGGTGCCATCGCGGCGTTGCTGCCGATCATCAACGCCCTGCGCGCCAGCCGCAGCGCCAGCCCGACGGCCCAGATCCGCAAGGTCGAGAGCCTGCCCGACGTGACGGTCGTGGCGACCACGCCGAAGGGCGACGAGATGGTGGAGAAGGCGAAGAAGTGAGAGAGCGGCCCCCGCCGGGCTTTCCCGGCTCGGCGAGGGCCTGACCGCGGACGGAGTGTGGTTCCTCGCGGCTGATTGCAGCCTAGCCCTGCCACCCTCCGCCTTCCGAGCGCGATCGTCGAAGAGTGTTTTGGCTTCCTGTCGAGAAGCCTGATCCCGTTTCAACCAGGAGAGAGCGATGAAGAAGATGGCAACGGCCCTCGCGGCCGCGATGATGCTTGCCGTGACGGCCTGCAGCGGCACCGTGCAGGACCGCCAGCAGAGCGCCGACCAGGTCTTCGGCGACGCCAAGATGGGCCTCGTAGTCGCCTCCGGGCTGGTCGGCATCTACAACCTCATGCCGGCCTGCAGTGCCGAGAGCCTGCCGCCGCCGCTCTGCTACAGCGAGGCCGTCGGCGACATCCTCAACAAGGGGCTGGCGGCGGCGGCTTCGGCCATCGAGTCGAGCGAGAAGGTCTTCGCCGCGGCGAACACCGATCAGGAAGCCCGGCTCAAGGCCGCCAACATCGCCCAAGCCGTCATTGCCGAGCTGCTGCGGAACCTCACCAAGTTCGGGGTGACGCAGGTGAGGGGAGGCGGCTGATGTCGTGGTTTGGCCTGCTGGCCGCGCTGCTGCCCAAGGCGCTCGATCTGCTGGTCGGGCTCTTCGTGAAGAAGCAGCCGCCGCCCGATCTCAGCCGCGAGCTCGGCCGCGCCGAACAGCAGAACGCCGACATGCGAGCCGACACCGCAATCCAGCGGCGCGCCAACGATGCGGCGAAGAAGGTCGAACAGGAGGAGGGCACCGATGATCCGAACGATCGCGACTATCGCCGCTAGCCTCGCGCTGGGCGGCTGTCTTGGCGGTGGATCGCCGCCGACAGTCACGGCCGCACCGCGCACGCCAGCCGTATGCGAGGCCCTGCGGCCCGCCCTGCCTATCAGCTACAGCGGCAGCCGCGACACGCCGGAGACCGTGAAGGGTGTCCGCCAGGCCAACGCCCGGTTCGCAGGGGCGTGCCCGTGATCGGCCGCCTCGCCGCGCTGGTCCCGGTCGCGCTGATCGCGGGAACGATCGCCGCCCTGGCCCACGGTGACGCAACACAACCAAAGGGCGTTTTGCGATTCGCGCATTTCGATGATCGCGAGCGTTGATTGCGATGCGTCGTGAACGCCGCCCATCTCCCCTCAGTCAGCTGCTTTCTGTTGGTGAAAGCGCCCAGATTGGGACGGGGGCCGCGCGGCGCCAACCGCGCGAACCGTGGAGTCGAGCTCCACACGCCCCGGCCTGCCGGCCGGTTCATCCCGTCACCCCTGCAGGGGCGGGCTCAGTGGACTGTATTCATGAACCAGGAGTCGACACTTATTCCCATTCGATCCACACGCCCCTTGGCGCCCTGGATCGGTGGCAAACGGCATCTCGCCGACCGCATCATTGGCCTGCTCGAGCGCATGCCACATCGCCACTACGCCGAGGCCTTCGTCGGCCAGGGCGGCATCTTTCTGCGGCGGCCGTTCCGGCCGCACAGCGAGGCCATCAACGACATCAGCCGGGACGTCACCACGCTGTTCCGGATCCTGCAGCGCCACTACGTATCGTTCCTCGACATGATCAAGTGGCAGCTATCGAGCCGCGCCGAGTTCGAGCGGCTGGCCGCCACGCCGCCCGAAATGCTCACCGACCTCGAGCGCTCTGCGCGTTTCCTCTACCTGCAGCGAACGGCGTTCGGGGGAAAGGTGCGCGGCCGGAACTTCGGCGTGGACGCCACCGCGCCGGCGTCGTTTGACGTCACGAAGCTGCAGCCGCTCCTCGAGGCGGTGCACGAGCGGCTGTCGAGCGTGACGATCGAGTGCCTGCCGTGGGCCGAGTTCCTCGATCGCTACGACCATCACGAGCGGCTGTTCTACCTGGATCCGCCCTACTGGGGATCCGAAGACGACTATGGCCGCGGCCTGTGGCGGCGGTCCGATTTCGCGCGCCTGGCCGGCCGGCTGCGCGCCCTGAAAGGGTCCTTCCTGCTGTCGATCAACGACGTGCCTGAGATCCGGCAGATCTTCGAGGGGTTCTGGATGCAAGAAGTCTGCACGAACTACACGATCGCGGGCGGCTCGTCGGCGGCGGCCGAGCTGCTGATCGCGCGCGAAGAGCCTGGCGGCGGCCGTCTGTTCTGATTTCCGAGACCCCGGAAGGCGCCGCCGGACACTTCGGCGCCGTTTCACAAGGAGAAGACCGATGACGGTCCAGGCAATGTTCTACGTCAAAGAGAAGCGCGAGATGACGACCGGCGGTAACGACCCGGATCGCGTTGTCGAGGTCAGGCTCGCCGCGGCGTTCGGCACGTACCTGAAGGGTCTTCCCGAGACTGACGCCAACAAGGAATGGTCGAAGTACACGCCCCAGGGCGAGCTGAAAATGACCATCACGAACCCCGCTGCTTTCGAGCAGTTCGACATTGGGGGCGTCTACAGGCTGACCTTCGACAAGGTCGCCTGACGCCGCACACGAGGTCGGGGTCTGGACCCGTCCGGACCCTGACAGCCCGTCCTGGGCGCTTCCTTCCTAAACTGCCCGTCGGCCCTTCACCGGGTCGGCGGGCTTTTTCTATTTGTGGCGGGCGCTGCTATGCTTTCATCCAAACCTACGCGGGAGGAAGCTGTGTTTGTCTACTCGTTAATGGCGATCGACTTTTGGTCAGGGTGGAAGTCGGAAGATGACCACAAAAAGGAACTCGTCGCTCAGGCGAATGATCTCCACGAAGCGGCCGCTAGTTGGGATCTGTTCCTACTCTTCAAACGCAAGGCCTTTGATCTCGCAAAGAAGGTCGGCTGGGAGGGCGACATTCGGAGCGGCAATTTCTTTGTTTCAGGACTGCCAGCAGAAGGCGCCTCGGAAATCATGATCGCCTGGAAGCAGGACAATAACGGTCAGACCTTCGTTGCCTCGCCCTTCGCGCTGCCTTGGCTAGATGCGGAAGACAAGATCGAAGGGTGAATCTAACGCCTAAATGGCGTATGATCGGCCAGCACGCAGGGTAACGCCCGGCACGGCCCAGGAGCCTCCTATGTAATCTGCGGCCAGCTTCTCATTGCAGCGAGCCCCGCCCGGCGAACGCGGTGCGGGGCTTTTTGTGCTAGAGGCTACTGTGGTGTGATGCCGTGTCGTTACTGCTGGCCCGCAGCGTATCCCTCTTTCGTTAACGTCCAATAACCACTCGCGCCGTGCGTAGGCATAACCCAGCCTTTTTCGGTCGCGTAGGCCATTGCGGGTTCGGGATCGCCCAGTTCGACCATCTCGCGGTTTGGACTGAAAACAGCGCCCACTCTGGTTCGGCCTTCGGCGACCACGCGCTGTAGGATTTCGAGGGCTTTATCTTGTGCCGTCATGCATTTCCCTCGGAGCCCGCGGGAGTGCGGCGCTACCAGCGTTCACCGGCACAACCGTAGCGCACTGCTGTCCGCTGTCAGCCTAAGTTGGCGAAGCGGTTTTTCGGAGAAACTCGCGAGGCCCGCGTCCGTTAGCGGCCCATGCCCCGCAAGCCGCCCCTCGGCCTCGCCCGCAAGCTCCGGGACGACCTCTATACCATCACCGCCGGCCGGCCGATGCGCTGGGTGATGGTCGGCGAACTCGGCCTGCGGCATCCCGACACTGCAATGGCGACCCTCGATGCGGCCCTTGCGCTGGCGATCGAGAAGGGCTGGATGAGGGGCGAGGGGAGCCCGGTGCACAGCGTCATGTTGACCGACGAAGGCCGGCGGCTGGCACAGTAGCTCAGTTCAAGGCTTCGTCGTCGGGCCGCTGCACGGCCGCGCCGTCTGCGATCTCGGCCAGCAGCTCCGCCATGTCGCCGAGCTCGGCTGGCCCGATGTTGCTGCGCACGACGCCGGCGCCGTCCGGCGCGATCGCCAACAGGACGCGACCGATATTGAGCCCGGCTGCCGCGAGCCGCTCGCGCAGGAGGCCGTCGACCTCGGTCAGAATGTCCTGGATCTCGGAAATCTGGCTGCTGTTGCTCATGGTTAGGCAACGGTACCGCGGCGCGGCGGCTGTGGTGAGGACACGTTCAAACCCGGTGGCTAGGATTGTCCCATGTGCAATCTCTACGAATACGACATGACGCCCGAAGTCATGCAGACCCTGAAAGACCATTTCGGCTTGGTCGGCGCCGGCTACCTCGACGTGCTGCGCGGCCGCAATGGGCCGCAGCGGGTCTATCCGAACTACGAGGCCCCCGTGATCCGGTCCCTGGCGACGCCCGACGGCATCGTGCGCGACATCGCACCAATGCGCTGGGGCTTCCCGGCGCCGCCCTTCTACAAGATCAAGGCCAACGTCACGAACGTGCGCAACACGGCCAGCGGCTACTGGAAGCCCTACCTGAAGGCCGGGCAGCGCTGCCTGGTGCCGGCGACGGCCTTCAGCGAGCCCGACCGGAACACCAGCAAGCCGGTCGTCTTCCGCTGGTTCGCCCGGCCGGGCGGCGAGCTGTTCTACTTCGCGGGGATCTGGCGGGAGTGGGAGGGCGATCGCGGGACGAAGAAGGCGCCGAACATCGGCAAGCATCTGCTGTTCTCGTTCCTAACGACCGAGCCGAACGGGGTTGTCGAGCCGATCCACGAAAAGGCAATGCCGGTGCTGATCCGCACCAGGGACGAGGCCGAGCAATGGCTCGAGGCGCCGCCCGAGGAGGCGCTGCAGCTGCAGAAGCCCGCGCCGGACGATGCGATCGTGCTGTTGCCGGCGGACAAGAAGGAAGCCTAGTCGGCCGTGTCGCGCTGGTAGCCGACCGGCACCGCGGTCTCGAGCGCGCCGCGATCCCCGCAGTGACGGCAACGGAACGGGGAGGGCTCATACTTCCGATCCTCCATGCCGCGCGGGATGACCATGTCGGCGAAGCGTCGGCACCGGTGGCAGAGCACATAGTGGTGGCCGAGGATCGTCCGCAGGGCGCGCAAGGTTCCCGGCGGGTGGCGCCAGGGGCCGACCATCAGGGCATCTCGCCACCGGCGACCGAAAGCTGCGTGCCGCTATAGGCGCCTGGCCCCGGCCGCGCCTCGATCCCGGACTCAGTGATCCACCGTTGCATGGCGTCGGCCTCGGCCACCGTGGCGAAATGGATCAGCTTGCAGCCCCAGTCGGCGTGTGTGCCGGCGACCGAATACCAGCCTGCCGGCCCGGCGATGCGATCGGCCGCGGCCTGCCACTCGGCCTTGTCGGCCTCACAGAAGGGCACCTCGCGCCGGAGGCGGGCGAAGTGGGGCAGGGCTCTTAGGCGGAGCTGGTGGCTGTTCCAGCCGCGCTTCTGCCGGGCCATGGCTACAGCGCCCAGAAGCCGGGGAGCTGACGATAGTCGCCGGTCACGACGACCCAGCCGTTGAACGCGCCGGCCAGAGCCACCCGCGCCTCGCCGACGATCACGAACGAGCCGAGCTCGTCGCCGGTCTCCTGGCCGATCACCAGCCGGTCGAGGCCGCACTGCAGCGGGGTGAAGCCGACCAGGTGCCGCCGGCTGGTGACCCGGTCATAGACCGGCGACCAGCCCGAGGGGTGCCATGAATCGAAAGCGGTGAAGTCGGCGGGGAAAGGGGTGTCGAGCAC